TCAGTACTCTCTAAATCATTGAAAGCTCGGTCTTGCTCATAGGAAGCTAACTTCTCTTGCAAAGCTTCAATGTCTTTGTTCTCCACCATAGCAGACATTTCCTCCAATTTAGAGGTCTGCTCCTTCGTTAACTGCCTAAGTTCATCCAATTCTGAACGGCTAGTCTTCAATTCAGACTTGAGCTCTTTAAATCTATTAGCTGCTTTAGGGGTCCAATCGTCTCCAATAGACTCTGTTAAACTCTCAAGAGAGTCTACCTCCTCTTGTGACTCTTCTTTAGCCTCTTCTTTAGGTTCCTCTTTAGCCTCTTCAACTTTTGGCTCCTCGGTAACTGCTTCGGCCACTTCCTCCTCGGTTTTCGCGGGTTCCTCCGCTACGGGTTCTTGAGCCTCCTCTGTTGGTTTACCAATACTATCAAAAGCTTGGTCTATAGCATCCAAAAAAGATACATCAGTTGATGATGACTCCTCTGGTATAGAATCTACAGGGTTTGAAACCTCGGCTTCAGGGGCTTCTACTGTTGCGGTTTCTGTATGTGCATCCATTCTTCGGCTGTGGGTTGGGTGTTATTTGTGTTTTGTAACTTAGTTAGTTTATGTAAATCACTGAAAGCATCACGATATCCTGCGTACCATGCATGACGTGTGCTGTTAGTTCCTTGATCTGTGGCAATTGATCCATAGCTCGGTCCTGCTGACTCTTTAAGAGTTGCGGAGGCTTCCTGGAAAGTCTCAGACTCCAAGATATTTCGCAGCTCTTCAACTTTCTTAACATCCTTAAACCACCTATCCAACGGAATAGGTAACGGTATCTTTTTTGGCATACTTATGATTTTTCACGCAACTTCATCGCATTCTCTGCGTCCTTAATTGCTTGATCTTGCTCAAACTTGGCTTGTTTTATCTCCATGTCAAGCTTTGCTTTCTCCATTGTTATCTGATTTTTTAGCTCACTCTCCCTAATTTTAGCTTCTAACTCAGGATCTGCTTGTGGCTGACCCTCCTGAACAGGTTGTGCCTCCATCTGCTCACGTTGAAGCTTCTCTACTTGCTTAGATGTGTTGTAAATCATCTCTTCAGCAAACTGTAAAACCTGCTTAGTCTGCTTAACTAAACTCTCTTGAGACGGGTCTCCTGCCAAAAGTTGTGCTGTCTGACTCACATGCTGATAAAACGCCTGTACCGTAGCTAAAGACTGCACAGGATCAGATTGACCCATGTTCAATTGCTCCAATAACTGCTGTAATGCAGGTAAATGCACAGATAAATGCGTCGCATGTAACTCATTCGCCACAACAGGGACCATCTTACCCTCCATCAAATCTTGATTCTCAAAGAAAGCTATCTTCGTATCCACTGTAGGTCTCTCCTGCTCCATCTGCGGTATATACCTGTCAGCTAAATCATGCCCCACACGAGTCGCCACTATATCCCTAGTCAAATTCTTACGACCCACCTCATCAAATGAACCAGAAATCGCTTGTAACTCTCTCAACGCTACCAACCTATTGGCATATGATCCGTTACCTATGGACCTAACCGCCTTAGTACGGGCAACATCTAAACTCTTGATAAATGATTCTTGAACCCCTCTCGCAGCACAACGATTATAAAAATCCTGCACCATACCATCACGCTTCTTATTGACCACCACCCTACGAACAATCTCTCTAAGTAAACGAGTCCACGATGCATAGAACAAGTTCAAACTCGCTCCAGATAATCTAGTGCTAACATCCATGTCAGCTACCACCTGCATCTGATTCCTGTACGGTGAACTCTGCTGCGGTCCGTAAGTGCTCACCGTATCAGTGTTCAAGGCTAACTGGTTCGAGATATCCTCAAGTGCAGGAGTCACTGCGGTGCTTAAATTAGGTACGGCTTTAGGTACAATGTTAATGTTCGGAGATAATACCGCATACGCACCATAATAAGTGAAACTAAGCTCATCCAACGCCCTTTGGTTTTCAGGCTGAATCATAACGGCTGATCCTAACATAGCCCCATCAATCATCTGACAACGTAATCGGTTGCTCGTCTGTATGTGGTTAAAGATTCTATGCCCCAACCCACGAATAGAATGGTAAGTACCATTTGATCCAACTCCATATGTAAACATCACATAGGCTTGTTCAGGCTTTTCATAACGAGAAACCTTGCGGTACATAAACTTCTTAGGTCTTTCTTCAGCCGTAATAAAATGAGACACAGACCCATCCATCTCACGTACCCAAAAATGAAGCACGGCTACAGTCGGATTCTGGTAACTCTCATAAATATCATTGTTCTTCATCTCCTGCTGAAGAGTCTCCCAATCAGTGTAGTTCCTACCTGTGTTCCGCCCTCTAGTCGTGGCGTTGTGCATAATAATGCGTTTCACCTCTTCAACATCCCAACCTACACGAGCAGCAGCTTTTGGGTTTTTGATGAACGCAAATAATTCATGCAAGTGGTATTGTCTACGACCAACCGCAACATCAATAGCCCCTTCATTAGCAGGTGTTTGACGTGGTATCAAAATATCCGCAAAACTACCCACCCTAAACTTCCAGTCATCGGGGGTGTCAAAATATGCAACGCCCGTGCCGTGCTTGACGAATGTAGTACAAAGTCGTAGGTAACTACTGTGAAATTCAGGCCAGCATCTCAACATATGAGTGATCTCTTCTGAGACAATGTCCTCTTGAACCTTGATCTCGGATCTCTGACCCTCTGTTCCACGTACCTCAACTAGTGTTTCTAAGGAGGAATACAAGTCCACATAAGCAGACAAAGCGATATCTAGTAACCTCTGGGCTTCCCCAAAATTTAGGTTAGTCTTAAGTCCTTGACCACTTTGATTTAGCTGTCCCTGACTATAGGGGTTAGCCCCATCGAACATTGCGTCAACACGAGCACGGTTTACCGACGATTTTTCATCGGCTTTACGTAAAGCTTCATAAATACCTATGGCACTCTTTACATCTTTAATACGGGCTTCTACAGGTTTGCCTTTGTCATCAAGACTGCCTAAACCTTCAAGAGCATCAATAGAATATTTTTCGGTGGACATGTATTTGTAAATTTAAGCCTTTTTAAGCATCAGGCAAGGCTGAATCCTCTCCCCAGGTCTCCTCAACCAATGTACGGACTCGCTTGTTCCTTCGGGTTCCGTCCGAATGGTAAAGAGTGACATAAGGGTGTCCCCCCATCAAAAACTCTCGAAGCATGTATGCCCCACCTGCATTACGCCCTCTTTTGGGTGGGTCAATACAATATACCGCCCCATATGGGGTGATTACATACCTAGCCCAATCAGGTATCATCTTTACATCGAATAACTCAAGGATGTCTTGCTTTGTGTATTTTTGGATAGGTTGTTTGAATAAAGCTTGAGCTATTCGTTTAGTATCAAAAGACCAAGATCGGCCGTGGTCATTTCTGATAGTGACATAAGTCTTAGAGCAAACTTCTCTAGTTTTAAGTTTCCGCAGGACACCTCTGTGGGTTTTGCGGTAGACATTACCTTCTTCATCGACGGCATAAGCCGAAGCTCCGTAAAGGTTTTTAGTTTCGATTTCACTTTCTTTAATTTCATTCATAAAACTCTTAGATATAGGTTAAGTAATTTACAACATAATGCTGTAATATGCTAAAGTAGTAGTAGAGAGTTTTAGGAATTGGTCAAGAGCTTTCTTTGTAAACCCACATTTTTGCACCCACATTTTCTTCAGAAAAACCACATTTTAAGAAAAAAGTTAACTTACCCACACATTTCCCACATTTACGCCACATTTCTCAGGGGGATAAAATGTCATTAATTTTTTTCTACGCATGTATATATATGTATGGCCTGTTGAGAAAAAAAATAGTGGGGGTACGGGTGGTCACCAGGCCTGAAGCGGTGATCCGTTTTCCATGGTTCATTAATCAATATTAATTATTAATGATTCATTATTAATTTTCAAAATGTGGTAAAGTTAAGATTTGTTAAATTTAGAGAATCCATTTTGATACACTGTATTTTAAAAGGCTAATTTAGAGAATTAAAAAAATATTAGAATTTAGTTGAAATAATAATGGAAATAGTTTTTAGTATATCATTATGGCGAAATCAGCTAATACCACAGATAAGAACGCTAAAACTAGTGTTAAAACCTTTGTAGTAAGAACTCAAAAAGGAAAGGCTATTCCATGCCCCTTTATTGATGTCTCATTGCAAAAACAATATGATGATTTCCATTCTATCGCTTGCGATGTTTTGGAAGATCCAAACAATAAAACAAAACTTGCGGAAACATTCGGAACGCAAGATAGGCTCTTAGTAGGAAAGGAGACAAAAGCAAGTTGCAAAGCTACTTGGTCAACTAAGGTTGAGAAAGCTAGCAAGGTATATTATGCGATTAATAAACTAGCTAATTCTCTTGAGGAATTTAAGCCTTTTATAACTACTAAATAACCCTTAACCCATATTAAAACCCATCACCCCTTGAGGCTAGTTCTCAAGGGGTTTTTGGGTGTAAAGATTATGCTTTTAATACTTCATACGAATAACGCTAGTAAGGGGATTATTTCGCCTTGCTTAGGGTGTTCTATTGGTGAGGGTTTAACATTGCTTGCAAGGGGTTTATTCGCTTTGCAAGGGGTGGAAAGTTTAACGGATTACGCAAGAAAAAAGGCTCGTTATTTATTGGACGGGCGTGTATACGCAACTTTTTTTGAGGCTTTGCTTTCTTATTCTTTACTAGTTTTTTATTCATTTAGTAACTAGCCGATTTACTATCAGATCAATAGCCGATTAGGGGAATTCCTCACTTGATCAAGTGAGTTGTAATTACTTTAATTATGATTTTATGCTATATCCTCCGCCATTTTGTGCGATTCAGTAAATAGAGGAAAAGTCTACGATTTGAACAACGAACGTTTATTGTTTGGATATAATAGACAAGTAAACTTGGTAAAGGGAATATGTGCCATTAAATATGATCCATGATTCATGAACTAGTGAATCATTGTCTATGGACATATCGCATAATATACGACCTTATAATGTATGATGTAATCATCATGAGAAAACAGGACAATATAATTTAATCGTGCCTGTATATACTAGCAATGCCATGCCATCAATTGATTGGAGTATATACAGTAATGACTAAATTATGAAAGCAAGACACGACGAGCATCCGACTGCTCACAAACTTAGACCCATCACAGTTAATCACAAGTATGCGAGTCATATCCGCAAACTTTCACGGGTAGATAAGTCTACCTTACGCAAAACAGAACCATACAATGACATCAATACCTTACGGGAGATATGTCAAATTACTAACGACAAACTATCTAGAATATAATATGAAAGCATCAGACTTATTAGATATAGGAGAAGGTGAAGAAATCATCCAATTCACTAGTTTTTAACTCTCTGACAGTGCGATAGACAGGCCTGGCCAAGGCTATGGTACTGTCTATTGCATTGTGGGAGCCTTAAAAACGGCTCTATTTAACCTTAACCCATAAACAAATGGATAATAAAAAAGAGACTGTTGTATGGGAATCAGCCACGTCTAAACGGCCTGATCCTGCACACGACAGTAATGTTGCAACTGTAGAGTTTGCTTGTGAGCAAATCACAACAAGCCTTGAAGTAATTAAGAAGCGTTATGCTTCAACACCGTATTCTAATAATACCGATTTCATACGGGATCATATCAGGGTAGTAAGAAATGCCCTCGCAAGAATTGAGAGTGAAGTAGACAGATTTACATCATGAAGAAAGTAAACCAAAACAAAGTAGTGACTAGAACAATAGGAGGCAAAAAAGTGACAGGCCCATACAAGTATTTTAGTCGGGAACAAATAAGTGAAACCTATCATGACGATGACCGCCAAGATAGATTCAATTCATTCAGTAAAGCATTAGACTTAATAGGAAAGTAATATGGAAACAATTCAAATAGAGCTGGCAGCCGAGCCATTTATCTTGGCCATTCTGCTATTACAAACCCTCGCACTGGTTTGGTTCGTAAAGAATCATATCAGACTAACTCGTGCGAGAGATCATTGGAAGTTGCACCACCGTCGTGAGTGGTACAAAAACAATCTACAAAAAGAAGATAAGAGTTAACCATACCAAGACCCCGAAAGGGGCATTCTATATATGAAGAAAGCAAATGAAGGGACACGCTCCCAGATTAAAAAAGCAACGTCCATCAAGGACATCAAGCAACTGTACAAAGTTGCTAAAAGGAAAGCGGATAATGGGGACTATGCCTATGCTAGCCCTAATTATATTGGCAAGCTGAAGGAGCTAGCGGATAAGCATATAGCCAAGCTGGTTGAAACTGAGGTGAAGCAATTGAATATGAAAACAAGGAGTAAGAAATGAGTGGATACTATTCAGAATCAGATGAAGAGGCCGATCATTTAGAGAGTGTCAAAGAGATACTTCATCGGGAATATCTTGAAGGTAATCTCTACAAAAAGAAAGGTAAGAGATATCTAAAGTTGACTACAGGCAACGGTAACCTGTACAAAGATTAAACTAAACTAAACCATAACAAGGCAACCTGATCCATGAACTATGAATCATGGACGGGTTGCCTTGTTTCATTTACAGAAAGGAAATAAAAATGGACAAGCAAAGAATAGAAGAAATGTATGAAGTGATTCACCGATGCCAAGAACTACTGCATGAGAAGCATGGAGATGATGAATCAAAGTTCTCTAAAGAAGATGAACAGATCTTAGACGATGCAAAGTATGCAGTTGCAGTATTCCGTGAGGGGATAGGTTTACCTAACCTCATTGATGAAGAGAACGACAAGCGGAGGATCATAGCAAAACAGAACGTTGTGAGATCGGTAGATGATTTTGTTGATCACTGGGAGACTACTGAACTGTCAGAGGTATTACGACCATCACAACGGGAGATAAACGAATACATCTATGATGAAGCTATCAATGAGCTAGCCGAGATTGCTGGCAACTTTGACCCTGAAGTTGTAGAGAACGACGATAATCGGGTGGAGATCTTGAGAGAGATAGAAAGAAGAAAAAATAATAAATAATTCCTAGACAATTATTAATAATTAAATAACAATTTCCCTGGTGCAATTCGGCATCAGAAGAAAGCAAAACTAAACCTAGAAAAAATAAAAAATGGAAACATTAATTGAAAGTAAGCAGTCAAAGCATGAACAAATCAGTTCAGTTATTGATAAAGGCCAGCGAGTCGATATCATTGAGTCGTTGGACAACGTACGTTTCGGGCGATCACCGAAATGTAATGATGAATCAAGCAAGTTCTTGTTTGATATAACCGTACCCGTCAGTGATGGCAGACACCGCATGAGGTTTGAAGGTACGCCTCTGTTCTTGGATAACATGTACAGAGAGATCGGTGGATCGGGCTTCGCTAAGTATGCAACTTATCTGACAGATACCAGACAGATAGGACTACTTGAGAAGAACGTCAATGAGCAGTTGAGTAGGAAAGCAAAGCACTTCATGCTACGGGGATTGATTGGTCGAGATGGTAACACAACCATGAGAGCGTTGTTATCCACAAAGTACAAGCGGATTAATGATGACACTATTCATGACCTTGTTAGTAAGATCATGGATAAGAATACGCATTTCAAATGCTTGGGTGGTGGTAGTTCGGCAAGACGTACCTATGTCAGATACGTAACAGTCGATCCTATCATCATGGGTAACCGCAAACTATACTTTGGTTTTCAGTGGACTAATTCAGAGATTGGAGAAGGATACTTTGAGCTAGAGCTATTCGTTTGTGATGGCTATTGCGACAATGGTATGGTCTTCAATTCAGAAGATATTGAGTCAATCAGAATGAAACACAGTGGCAAGAACTACGTAGGGGACACAGGAATCCTAAGTAAGGAACATGTGTATGGCCTGGACTACAAGATTGCTAGATCAGTTGAGTGGATGATCTCTGATTGGAATATGCAAAGACTTGAGGACATGGTCATCGGCTCATTCGAGAAGACCTTCGAGAGTGATGTGGAGAAAGATCAGTTGATCATTGAAGCAGTTGGTAAGCATTACAAACTGTCAGAGGATTTGATAACCCAAGCAGTGGAAGACTTCGACAGGCGTGAGCGTCATGCTTACGGGTTGCAAGCTGCCTTTACATCAGCAGCACAAAAGCAACCATGCTTTGACTTGAGGGATCAAGTTGATCGCATTGGTGGGGAGATTGTCAGTAAAACAAAAGATGAGTTCGACAAGCTTATCGCATTGGCTGCATAACAAAAGAAACAACGAAGCCACACCGCCACGCAGCCTTGGTTGGTGTGGCTTCACTTATTAGAAAGAAAGCAAATGAAACTAACGTTTAATATAGAAGAACTAAAGAAACTAATAGAGTTTGAAGAGACCCACATGGAAACTGGGGAACCTACTCATATCCGTTTCGTCGGTGATGAAGGTGTATACTTTATGCCGAAACGTGTCAGACGTGCTGGTGAAACAGCTAGGTCACCTATCGTATACGCTGAAGAGTGTAACCCCAAGACTATGGAGTTTGACGATTGGTGGTATGTCAAAAGAAACACATGGGGTGGTGATGATGGAGGTGCTAACGTACCCGTCAGAGGCATCAAAGATATGATCGAAGATCCAGAAGCCGTTGCACTAGTTGCAGAATTCAATGAAGACAAGACCATTGACTTCATTACAAAAAAGAAAGGGGATAAGTAATGAGTAAGCCTAAAGTATACAAGTTCTCATTCTACGCTTGTGAGAGTATCTATAATAAAGATAAGAAGACAAAGAAGCAACTTATAGAAGAGGTAGCTGAAGTTATCTGTTATTGTGATTCACTTACAATCGTTCGTGATATAGAAGTTGAGGCATTTGAAATCAAAAAGAAAGGGGGCAAGTAATGGGATATACACACTACTGGTATACCAGAAAAGAGATACCTACTAATAAGTGGAAAGCATTCACCGATGACTGTAGAGAGTTATTGGATTCTGATGATGCTGAAGGTGTGGTCTGGAGTAGAGAAGATAAGATCTTCCCTTACATTACAGATGAGTACTGTACCTTTGACGGTATAGGTAACAAAGGACACGAGACTTTCTCCATGTCTAGAAATCGTGGACGACGGGAGTCTGATGGCGAGAGCTTTGACTGTTGTAAGACTGCACACAAACCATATGATAAGTATGTGGTTGACGTTCTGATACTTGCAGAAAAACACTTCGGTGATTTGATACGGGTAAAGAGTGATGGTCACTGGCCTGATGTAAAGAGGGATAGAGAGCTGGAGAAAGAAAGAGAGTGTGAAAAACTATTCAGCACACACATTTCTCTTTCACTGCCTGGGGTACAGTTCCGATGTCATGAAGATGACCTAGAGGATTATGTTCATGAGTTTGTAAAGACTGAATTGAATAGGAATTTAGATTGGACTTATGAGGAGGTAGCGGAATGAATATATCAGAAACATTATTTGATTTGCATGACATCAAACGGTTCTTAGAACTACGTAAGTTGATGGATGAACCAAAGGACAATGACGGGTCTGGATTTACCATTGGGGATGTCATTGAAGATTTAATATATAAAATAGAAGAGGAACTCGCTGATGGAGTTCCTGTTTTACTAGAATAATCTTATGAAAAGAAAGCAACTAATGCAGTTTGCACAGATGATGCAGACTGAAAAGAAAGTATGGTCGTTACAACAATGGCTAGACGAAAACGTCCTTGGGGACATCACAAAGGTTGGAACGTGGGCCTATCACGCTCACAAGTTTCAACGTTTTTTAGATACAGGCAAACCAGAATTCTCTGTTTTTGCAAATGGTAATAAGAAGTTATCCTTCACAACATGGTCAGTGCTTCCACTAGTCACTTGTCCCGGCAAAGGTGAGTGTGGAGAATTCTGCTACTCATTAAAAGCATGGCGTTACCCTGCTGCGTTCTTCCGACAGGCACAAAACTTATGGCTCTTGAACCATGATCTCTGTACCATTGAACAGGAGTGGATGAGACTACCCCAAAACATTGTGGTAAGGCTGTACGTTGACGGGGACATTCACAACACAAAAGTTCTAGCCTTTTGGTTCAAGATGTTGGAGCAACGTCCAGATATCCTAGCTTATGGTTACAGTAAGAGTTGGGATTTATTTCTAGATTGGTTTGATTCAGGTCAATCCTTTCCAAAGAACTACAGGCTCAACCTTTCTAGTGGTAGTAAGTATAGCAAACGTAAGCGTGACAGGATGATGAAGTTACCTTGTTCGAGAGGTGATTATCTTGCCGTAACCATTAGCAAGCTAGCTGCAAAAGCAGGGTACAAGACAAAAGAGTACACGAGAGCCGTGCGAGAAGCAGTAGGTAAGCGAGTGTTTGTTTGCCCAGGAACGTGCGACACATGCACACCGAAAGGTCATGCGTGTGGATTAGAATCATTTAACAACGTGCCAATAGCTATTGGCATACACTAAACAACAAACCCAAAAATAAAATGAAAGCAGAAACTATGGACCTGTTAAAGCACCTAGGAAACATTTACTCTGACGTGCAATTCTTACAAATAAGTTCCTACGATAAGGAAAAGAGACGGGAGATCATGGATGAAATACTCTATGCTCAACACTTAGCTCGAAGAATAGAGAACTCACAGATTGAAGAGGTGACACCTGATTCCGCAATGGATCATGTATTACTTCTTATTGATGGGAGACTCTCTGATTTAGAATGCAGAGAAGACCAGTGTGCGGATACCATAACTGAGATAGGCAAGCTGAACAAAGCCTCCCGTCTTGTGAACAAATTCATAACTCAAAAAGCATGGAAAAAAGACGCAACCTAAAACAGATCCTTGATGATTTCGTCCAAGCCTTCCCCCAAGAAGGTGAGACATACGAGGATGTCACCGCCCTTCTAGTAAAGCTAGATGAGGAATTGGAAAAACCAGACCCAACAAAGAAGATGATTAGCAGCACTTTAGGTGAGGTAATCATATTACTAACGGGGTTTATAACAGGAGAACCGCAGTTCCTTGAGGCTACCAAAGATGTAGACCTAGCTAGGAAAATACTGCAATCTCTTAAAGACAAACTGGAGTCTTCCAGTAATTGACAAAATATTAAAATAAATATATAAATTAATTGTGAGAATAGTAGACAAAACAAGAGTAGAAAACATAAAGAAAGCTGTGTCTGATATATCATCATACAGTCAGGCCGAGCTAGAGTATAACCGTAACCATAACGTTACGCCTTGGGCAGCGATGGCTATGTACTTAATCAGTAAAGAAGGGGAGACTGCACAAAGTGCTGCTTCTCATTACGGGAGAAAGTATGGAGCCGTTCATGCAGCAATCAAAAAGATAGATGCTAACATAGAAAGGTATACGCCTCATCTAAACAAGATCTTAGAAAGAGCAGAGCAATGTGGGTAATCGCTATCTTTTTATACATGTTAATCCTTTTATTTATCTGCCGATTTATGGGGATGAATAGTGATATTAAAAAGAAAAATGTTAACGATAGTAAGTCAAAAAGAAGTTGAGTTCTATCCTTATAAAACTGTAGCCATCCTGTACAATGGAGATCAGGATGTCTGGAGAGTCGTAGGGATTAGAGAGAAACAAATGAACACAATTCTTTTTGAGGGTGCTGAAGGGACTGCAAAGAAGTTCTATCAGATAATCCTCGAAAACGACAACCAATAAACCTAAACAATAGAAAGCAAATAATGTGGATAATACCAAAAAATATATCAGACACTTGTCCCTCTGTAGCGGATACGAAGGGATTGGGCTTGGACTCAGAAGAGTTCTCCCAAATGTGCGAGAAGTCGCTCATGTTGAAATCGAAGCCTTCGCTGTGGCGAACTTGGTTGCGAAGATGGAAGCGAATCAAATTCATCCAGCACCTGTGTTCACGAACCTTAAAGAATTCCCATTCGGAAAGTTTCGTGGATGCGTGGACATCATGTCAGGAGGGTTCCCTTGTCAGCCTTTCTCCGCAGCAGGAAAGAAGAGAGGAACGGAAGACCCAAGACACCTCTTCCCCTACATACTCGAAGGCATCAAACAGTGCAGACCAGCAGTTGTGTTTCTCGAAAATGTTGAGGGAATCATCAGCAGTAAAACAGCCGATGGAGAATCTGTTCTCAAGTATGTCCTCCAAAGTTTGGAAGCAGTGGGTTATCGGGCAACGGCAGGAGTTTTCTCAGCGTCTGAAGTCGGAGCTCCTCATCAAAGGAAAAGAGTGTTCATCTTGGCCAACGATGACAGTCAAATCAGGGGGAGGACTTCCTCCGAACAGCAAGTCAAAATCAAAGTCGAGGAAACAACACGCAGGACACCCATTGGAGACGGCTGTGATGATGCAGAACTGGCCGACTCCTACGACGAGCGATCACAAGGGTTCAGGACCGACAGTGATACGGAAGGATGGGAAGGACAGATCGAACGGGAGGCTAGACTATGCTACCGAGATACACTCTGGCCAGCCTGTCAGAACCAACAGCAGTACGACTGGGAAGAACCCCGAACAGTGGGGAACGCCATCAGCGAGCGACTACAAGGGACACCCAGGAAAGAACAGCAAGCAGAAGCGGATCACGAAACAGGTGAGCAATCCGAACAGGCTGAACCCATCGTGGGTGGAGCAACTGATGGGGCTCGAAGTGGGATGGACCCAACTGCCAACCGAGTGGACCGACTAAGAATGCTAGGCAATGGGGTGCTACCTCAAGTTGCTGCTAAAGCATTTCTTGAACTACATAAAAGAATGGTATAGTCTATGGGTAAAACTATCAGAAAAATAAGCTGGTTGTTTGAACAGAAGGATGGTCTTTGGAAACTCTTTAGAGCAGACGATGCACCTAATCCTATAAAAGATATACCAAACATTCAAACGGCTAAGACATTAGCCAAACTACTAAACTATAAAATTGTAAAGACCGTATATTTAAAAGACCAATAATTTGCCGAGTGGTATTAGCAAAACATTCCCCGTCATCTGTTTCTAGGTTTTACAGGTGGCGGGGTTTTTAATTTATATATTATGTTACTAAGAAAAATAAACAGAGGACTGTATGAAGTGATGGATACATTTGAAAATAACTACATCGTTCAAGACAGTAGAGTCCCATCCGCTAAAAGTTTACCTAACTTTTGTAAAACAAAAGATGGTTACTGGACCGTATGGTATGAGAATCCTTATCAAATAAATGTGAGCACCTATGAAGATGAGCGTATGGAATTAGATGAAAGCTATGTATTTATCAACAACGACAAAACTTTAAAAGACTGCTTGTTTTCTGTAGCTTTGTTAGAAGAGGCTCAAGAAATAATTACTAAAGAAGATTAGTCATTAATAAAGAACCCATCTTCATCTGCAATTTTTTGAACCTCCTTTAAAAACACTTCGTATTTCTCCAAGCTTTTTGAATCTAATGTTTCTTTTCTTTTATCACTTAGATCTCCAGAAAACCAACGACCTCTATTAATTACTTCATCATATTTACCTTTGGTAAATGATCTCTTACCTGTCTCATCAAAGACATCAACATTAGCCCCGATTGCTTTCCCTGTGAAAGCCTTTCTATATTTGTTCATTAGTTTAGCTGCGATCTTCCCTTGTTCTACTGAGTCTTTAGCAGCTTTAATGACATCCTCCTCAGTGTAGTTATCATTCAGGATAGCCCTGTTTAATTTAAATTGAGCAAGTTCTAAGTCTTGTTTAATACCTTTATGGAAAGTCCTCGCTGAATTATCAGGGTCAATAACATAAGGTTTAATTGGTGAGACATAGTTTTTTAAGAAAGTTTTAAAGTTAAACTCCCCACCCTCCATAAAGTTTTCGCTCTTTCTCAAAAGAGTAGGTGGTGTATAAGCTTCTTTAAGAAAAACCTCTGCTTGTTTCCTGATCCTAGTAAGTACACTGTCATTGTTGAAAGCTATCTTATTCCCTCTAGAGTCTTCATTATTAATAAAGGCTCCCATATAAGCATTAACTGCAATTTGAGGGTCCACAAAAGGAGCAACAAATTGTTTTAAGAAAGCTTCTGCTCCAGAAACAGCGATGTTTTCATCCGCTTTATAAGCTTTAACCATTGCTGATGGTACATCAAATACAGGAGAAAACGGATTCACATAAGTTAAATCCCACGAGTGCAGCTTCCCTTCTTTATCTTTTGAGTATAAGAAAGTATGGTCCCGTAAGAAAGAAGGGACTGCCAATTGCAAAGCACTCCTCTCATCATCTTCAAGTCCATCTACAAGGGTATGTCCGATAGGGGCTAATACTCCTAGATAAAATATTCTTTCCATCATTATGTCTGATAAAGACATGATAGCAGACGTTGTAGCAGCCCCTTTTAATCTGAGAGTGCCTCTACTTTTTATAATGGGGTTTTCACTAGCTCTTTCTTTTTTCGCTAGCATAAATGAGTTAGTTGTTATTCTCCAGGTTTCTAATCTAAACCGTAAGAAAGAACCAAAGACACCCCCTGCAATAGAGTCTTTCCAATCATTGTATATCTTAGGGGATTGAGAATAATACTGAGCTGTTTGTTTAATCTTGTTAACAGCCTCCATATCTATAGCTTCATTAGTTAAACTAGCATACCCTGTGTCTCTAAGATTATCTTGATCCCATTGCCTTGCTCTCTCTAAGTAATTCCTTTCAATAGCAAATTGTCTTATCTTATAAAAAGCATCGGTAGCAAGAGAAAGTCTCTGTAAAGTTCTTACGCTCTCTTGGCTTATCCGTACACCTTTTTTACCTAGCTTAGTAGCTATCTTTCCCATAACTTCTAAACTAAGCTCTTCTACGGCTCCTTTCTTTTTAAGAGAAGGTAAACCATTTTCTTCGTAGATTTTGTTTATAACATCAAAGAAGTCCTGCTCTAGTCTAGCTTCTGTGATGTCGCTAGATAACATATCTTGTATCAAAGCTGTTGTAATCTCAGGTTCTAATAAACCTATCTCAAACAAATATATTCTGAGGTCGTTCACTGTGTTTTGTATACCCGTCTTTTGGGCGAGCGGTCCTTCCGCTCCCATAATATCACCTAGAACTTGGGGCACTCCCACTTCACTGAGTTCAGACATTAGCTCTTTGAAGTTAGTTCTTGGAAGAGATACCCCCATAATTTTTCTTGGGTTATCTCCATCACGAGCAATAGGGGTTCCTTGCATAGCAGGGAAATAAGTAAGAGCACCTGCTATGTTACGTGTAAAATATGTAGAACTACCCAAAGTTTTCGTACCAAGAGAAAAGAAAACACCCCACCTAAAAACTTTGTCTATAGGACCATGATGAGCTCTAGCCTCTTGTTTATTTTTCACGTTATAAAAATCAACTAAATCAGGGTGTATAAACCAACCTTTAGATGCATCCATAAATGGGTTAAAAGGTTTCTGGAATCTAGATGGGAAGATAGAAGACTTGTTGTTTTCTTTATCAAGAACAGGTTTAAAGTTAGCCCAACCAAGCTCTTCAAATCTAGCAGGATCTTCTTCTTGCATAGACTGGTATTCTTCTGTAGTTACAGCCCACCAGTTAGACTCATCTTTATCCCCTTCAACACGGGACAGCCTCATCAAATTTATACCATCATAGATCTGATTGACTTGGGCTTTTACAGTAGCTAATGAGTTAACTAAATTAAACCTTGGGTCTTGTATCTCTCCTAAGAAGTCCCTAACTTCAGAAGAAAGAAGTTCATTCTTCCTCATCAGAACATCTGTCTCTGGATCATCCCCAAGTTTTTCTAAAAACCTTAACGCTTCTTTTTCATATTCAGTATCTGGGATAAACTTTTCAGCTTCTTTGACTTGCCTTTCAACCAGTTCTCTTTTAAGAGCCTCAGATTTTAAAAGCCAATCTGTGTCTCCATTCTTGTAAGCTTCTTTATCTTTAGCTAAAAGCTTACTATTTATATCCCTATCAATTTGTTGTCTCTTAATTCTTTTACCAGCCTGTACTCTAAGTACTCGATACTTCTCACTCTTACTGTTCTCTATTTTATTCCTATACTTAGCATCTTTAAATGCTAAATAACTTCTGGTTAAATAGAACCCTTCGTTCTTGGAGAACTTAAGTTTTAAACTTCCATATTTACTTGGGTTAACTATACCAAGGTCTTCAGCAATGATGTTAGCTGCTTCAGTTAATCTTTTCCTGGCCTCACGAATTAGTCTACTAAGTTCAGGAGAAGTTTTTTGTATATCTTTATGAGCTCTTTCTATATCTCTTAGGATAGCTTTCCTAATTCTTTCTTTCTCAATACTAAGTCTTTCCCTCTCGTTAGCTCTGGCTTCTTTTATTTTTTCTTTTAGTAAATCAACATCACCGTTAAAATTCTTTTTTGCCCTATCTATTGCAGCGTCTCTCCTAGAAGCGACCTTAGTTCTAAACTCTTCTGAAGGGTTAGCCCCCTCAGTAGTCCCTGAAGCTACTGAAACTAAATCCGATGCATCATCCCAGCCATTCTTGTAATCTCTTTTAACTACCTTATCTATATTTTTAACAAACATCTCCCCTTCAACTTTAATGGCTGCATAAAAAGACTGCCGTCTCTCCTGTTCTCTTCTCCATCTTGGATCAGCATAACCCGCAAGAAAGTTCCAAAATTTTTGTAGCCGATTATCAAAGTTAAACTTCTCTAATGACTCGAAGATTTTAGGCTTTTGATACCCTCCTTTTAATATACCTATAGGTACTTCTAACCTAGTTCGTAAACTAGGAGATGACTTATTAACAATAACATTCCTGATAAAATCTAAAGAGCTAGTAGTATCTGAATCATCAAAAGGAACTTCAAGCTCATCATTACTATCAAAGATCTTATTAGCTTTTAGGTTTGAAGCTGCTTCCTCAAGCATCTCATTATTAACAAGATCAAAATCATCTGAGCTCTCTAAGAAACTATTGTTGATACTATCAATAGATTTGATAGCAAGTCCTCTCAATCCTGAATAAGAACTTATGATTGAAAAGATATCTTCTATATCACTATCCGATAATACATCCGATGTGTACTTCCTTACTAAGTTCTTAACTATTTCTTCTGCAACTTCAGGAATGATATCCCCATTATCATCTACAATATCAGCCTCACTCTTAGTCTCCGTACCTATTGAAGTGTTCAGTTCACTACTTAAGAAAGCTAGAATGCTTGGACCTAATTCGTTATAAGCTGATTGTAGTTCTTCACTTGAGACTTCATTTAAAAACTTATCTTCTGCAAGTTTAATATTAACTTGAGATACCCATTCATTTTTAGGAACTTTTACTAGGTTAGGTAAGGCATAAACATTTAAAGTTATCTCACCATCAGATACCATAATAGGATCATTACCTGAAGTAGACTCATAATTTAAATTAACTACTCTACCCTGGAGTTCTGGTAAAGAATCAAAGAACTCAGTAGTGTCTAACACAAATTGATTTATCTCATTGATGTCTTCATCAGGGTATTCTCTCTGAAGTTTTTTTGAAGAAGTGGGTACGGGTCTTCTACTGTAAGACTCACTGGGGTTATTGTTAAGTACAAACTCTTTCCTTGTGGAGAAATCCACTCCATTGATGTCCGCATCTAATTGAATCAAGAAGTCAGACAGCGTAGGTAAATAGTCCTCAGACTTTTTAGCATTTGAATAAGCACTTTTAAGTAAGTCCCTGACCCTTCGATCTATCTTCAAATCTGAATCAGCAGAAGAGATATCTTTAACTAGTTGTTTACGGGTGGTGGTAGTACCATCTTCATTCTGTACCTCAATGTCTATTTCAAAATCAAACTTAACATTCCTTAAGTTCTTTAATTTCTTACCTAATACATTTGAATTGTACCAACTGGCAATCAAATCTAGTTGAGCTTCATTTATATTGTATAAAGGATTAGCTAGTATGTGTGCTCTAGCAACGTTACTTAGAGACTGCTCTATCTGATTCTCTGCAAACAAGTCATTACTCCATGAAGTAGCTTGCTCATATTCTGATAAGGCTTGGCTCCAAGAATCACCTAAAGCTCCTGCTTCAACAGGGGTTTCTTGAGGTGTGGTCTCAAGGTTTTCATTTGAAGCCGTCTCAAAAATTAATCTCCTGCCTTGTAAAGATCTCTTTAAAATTTCTACGTAAGAATCCTCTACTGAATTAAGGTGTGAAACTAATTGGCTATCTAAGGATTTGTATATTTCTTTTACATCTTTAGGGAAAGCTACATTCTCAGGCTTTGTAAACACACGGACCTTGGCGACAACGCCTTGTATAAATCTTAAGAAACTTTCAGGTATGCCTTTGAAGAAATCAGCTACTGATTTAGAAGAGTTAGATCCTTTTGATAACTCAACAAACTGTCGTGTCATCTCAGAAACTACTTCATCCATAGTCATACCAGAGGAACCTAATGTCTCTGCTGTTGGGAGCACTACCTCGTTGGTCTTAATACCTAAGTGTCTAGCTACTGATTCAACAGCTAACTTCTTACCTGCCTTCGTACCTACTAAGTCTAGATACATGTTACCAAGATATGATTTAGCGAAGTCAACAAAGTCGGTCCCTGCTTCTAAACCTTGTTCACTCTGTCTCCAAATACCTTTGAGATAATTGTTCTCTGATACGTGAATTAACTCATGAGCAATCAGGTTATCTAAAACTTCTTTCTTTAAGTAGCTTTCTTTAGTTGGCTCTAAAGCATTGAGTTGTTGAGCAATAGCAGCAGAGTCAATCTGCCAAACAATCTTTGGATCATTAGGGTTACTGCCTTTAGCAATACCTACTCGCATAGGTCTACCCTCTTCCAACTGCAAGAACTCTAATTGAATCTCTTGCTGACCTTCTTTAGAAGGAGCCCAACCTTGGATATACTTCCTAATAAGTTCTTCATCGAACTCTGATAAGTTATCAAAGTCTGGATTAAATACATTCTCCCCTTCTTCAAAGAGGGGTTCCTCTATCTTTATATCTTGAACCTGTGATCCTTGATCCTGTGGATCATTAACCATTCCTAACTTAGCAGCTTCTTCTTGAACCACTTGTGCTGATTCAGGAGAATTATTCTCTTGAAGACCTTCTGCTGAATCTTCTAAGGCTCCTATCTTAAGAACCTTTTGTGGATCTACATTGGTACTTTGTGCAGGAGTTTCTAGCTCCTCGAAAATGTCTACGTCTGGTCCTCTATAAGTAAAGAAGCCAACAGGTCCACCGATAAAAGCACCTAGCTTTCCTGCATAGAGAGCATTATTAATCCTCTCTCCCATTGGGACAAACTCATTTAGATAACTACTCTCTACGAATGAGTTAATAAATTCATCAGTTCCTTCTTCGATGCCCTCAAAAATACCTGATTTGAAGATAGCTCCTGTTCTTGTTTTAGTAGCGAAGATCTTTGCTTGTTCTTTAAACTGAGTAGCCAATGTACTCTTAACGAGTTTCTTTGTGGTATTATCATTAGCCCACGATGCTCCTTTAATATTATTAACACCGTTTTTAAATCTTCTGAAAGAGTATTTAGAAACAATATCCTCAACACCTCCCATATTGAGTTTACTAAAACCTACTGTAAGTCCACCAGTAATCGCACCAGATAGGAGGCCACCACCCAAAGCTTTATCATGCTTCTCCTCATGAGACATATCATCAGGTAGAGAACTATAGATTGTAGCATAAGTAGACCCACCAGATCTAGCAGCGGATGTTGCAAATAAAGAAACGGGTACGGCTAGCTTAGTAGCTATGTACTCATTGTTTTTGCTAATGGCTGCTTTGACTTTGGTTGAATCTTTTGATGACTCTTTAATAAGTTCTTTGATTCTTTTCTGACTAGCTGATTCAAAATTAGTTTTAGGTTTAGAAGTCAGAGCATCATTAACAAAACCTTTTTGGAAATCAAGGAAGTTGACTGCTCCTAAATCAGGTAATTTGGATGCTATTGTAGTAGCTCCTTTTATTGTCAAAGCAGAAGCTGCTAAGTCAGAAAAGACTTGAGGTACTGCGGTAGCTAGGTCATAGCCAAACCCAAAGTCATCGCCAAACAATGAGGCTACTCTTTTTCTAGCAGCTTGTTTGTTTTGAAAATCAGTTAGCTTTTTAGCTGAAGCTTCATTACCTAATAAAGCACCAACGCTATATCCTATGCTAGGCACAGCGTTGAATAGGCTTTCATTTATACCATACCAAAAGTTCTTACTTTTAGAATAGTTGCTTTTGTCCTTAACAAAATTCTCATAGAAAGCAATAGGGTTATTTTTATATTCGCTAGGATTTTCTGTCTTAGCATCAACCCACTTTTTACCTACCGTATCCCCTATGGTATTGAATATCACATCCATTGTTGGGATGTGTGTACCAATAATAAAATTTTCTCTGGTGTTTTTGAGTGCTTCCTTTTGACCATCACTTAGTCGCTTATCTTCATTTACTATCTCATTAAAGTTAGGCAACTTCATGAGTTCAGGGTGAGCAACAGCAATCCCTAAAGGAGTTACTCTAATATTTTTAGAGAGATCCTCTTCTTCGTATTTAAAAGCACCTTGGTTATTAGCATGGGTTATAGCGAGATCTCTTATTATCTCAAAGGCTCTTTTATTAGCTGACTTGTAATAACCCTCTGTATTTAATCCTGCCCCTTCGACATCACCTAAACCTTTCCTTTTAGCAATCTCTTTAACAATCAAAGGTTGGAGGTTTTTTAATTTCTCAGGGAACTCTTTAAGAATTATCTGATCAATATCTTCTGGCCTGTCAGCAAAAATTTGATCAATCAAAGAGCCTTCATCTCTGTATGATTCTAAATCTATAGTGCTTGTGATAGCATCGTTTATTGCTTTAGATATCTCTGACCCTTGCTGTCCTAACAGATCCCTTACTAAAGCAATATCTTCTGAATCAGACATTGCTTGGAATCTATTACGCCCAGTTATTGGTGATTCTCCAAGACCCTCTGTTACTTGCCAAAGATCCCTAGGATCTATAGCTCCAGCGTACATAGCTTTCAAAGCATCGGCAGAAGACTTTACCTTCTGCGATTCTGAAGTACCTGAAGAATCAAAGTTACCTGCATAAACACTACCTCTACCTTGCTCTTCTATAGAAGCAAAAGGTAACTGACCTGAATTAACCAAAGCTTTTTTAGATCTATTTAGATAATCTTGTTGAGCTTGTGGGTCAAGACTAGCCCAATCAATGGATGGAAATACTTGTGATACAAAGTTAGCTTGCCTTTGAGTACCTTGCTTAAGTGCTGTTGAGTTACTAGCTATATCAAAGAACTCATCGTCACTAACTTGATCTCCTCCCGTAAACCAATCTACATAGTATGATTGTATTTCAGCTTCTTTATCTCTAGTTAACTCACCTCTCTTAAAAGATTCTCCTCTGTAGTAATCTAAGTAATTAGGTAAGTCATCCTCAACAGTATTTGAAATATTGCTATAAGACTCTTTCCATTCAGGATAAGTAAGTATTGAACCTAATTGACTAGGCTCTGATTTTTCAGGTTGTAATAAAGTAGAACTGTCTGTAGCCACAACAAAGTTTTAGTATTTTAAATTATCTTGAGGGTATTCCTAAACTATTTAAAGTGCTCGGTCTTCTACGAATACTAGGGTCATACCTGTTAAACTGCATAGCCCCAGGGATAGTAGAGTTGACGTTACCTAGCTCAAGCATTAGCTCACCAAGAGTTGAACGAGTAGAACTACCAGCTTTTGATACTTTAGATCCAACAGTATTCCCACTTTCCTTTGGAACAACACTACCCATATCTTTAATGTTTTTCTCAATTCGTTGCATTATAGAAAGTATCTTAGGATTATTACCCAGACCTAAATCTTTAACCCCATTAAGAATCACTTGAGCTCTGGTTTTAATATCATCATCTGTAGCAGTAGTACTATTTAAAGGAGTTAGGTAGCTCTTAAATCCTGATATCCTGTCAGTCATATTTTGACTGGATTGTTTAGCAGCTTCTTTTTGAGATTTTATTCTCATAGCTTGTTTAGCTGACTCCTTAAGAGGCTTCAGTTGTTCTGGTGTAGCCCCATAATATTTCAAAGCTTCATCAACAGCTTCAGTAGAGCCTGACTCAAGGGCTTCTGTTAGTACCTTACTAGCTACTTTAGGGATCTCAGGATTAATAGACTTCATTGTAGCATCGTTGAAGTTTGTAAGGGCTTGCTTACCAACATCAGATACCATAAACTTAGGGTTATCAAAAAAGAATGAGTATCCTGCTGTGTATTTATCCTCAATACTTTTAGAAGGATCATTCATATTCTCACTAAAGAATTCAGAAAACTCTTGGAGCTTTAGTAAATTATCTCTTTCATTCTTATCAGCCCTAGCTCTCTGGGCAAAGTCTAACTTTTGAGTCTCAAACTCCATAAGACTTTTAGCTCTGGCCATAGCAGCGTTAGCTTGACTAGTCTTTGCACGTTCTAGTTTATCTAAAGTAGGTATATACTTTCTACGAATAACTTCTCCATGCATCGGGGAAGTAGATGCTAATGAAAATATATTACTTTTTAACGCTTGTATATCTTGCGTTGTAAAATCAACAGCAGGGTCGGCTGCTTGTGTCTGTGCATTTGCAACTAAGAACTGGGCTGTTTGATCTACAGAATCATAGGATCTTTTTTCCCTAGGACTCAACTTATTTCGATAAGGTTCCATACTACTGATTCAATAAAGCACTGACGTTCTCATTCTTTTTCATTGCCTCAAGAGCCTTACGCTTTTTCTCTTCTTCTTCAGCTATTTTCTTTTGAGTCTCAGCTAATAATCTTTGATCTTCTTGGTTTTGAAAGTCAGTCTTTGAACTGTCCGAAGGAGAGGGTATTCCATAGCCACCCATGTTTTCTACTATACCTGTTTCATCAAACCCTTGAGCTTTAAAACCTTCTTCTTTCTTTTTATTTCGTTTGACCTTGTCCTCAATTCCTTTAATAAGTTCATCTGCCCTTTTGGTTTTTTCTTCATCTGCAATCATCCTATCAAGTCCTTTAAGAGCTCTTTCTCTTTGCTCTAAATCAGCAACCGCTTGTGTGTCAATCTTAGGGATGTTCACAGGATCTAATAAATTACCTTCAGCATCTACTTTTTTCCGTGTCTGCTTTGGTCTTAGTATCTCCTGATAAGTTTTTAGATCGATAGGGTTAGGTGTGTTACCTAACCTATTAGCCATAGATATATTATCAGCAGCGATCTTCCCTTGAGGGAACATAAGTGCTTCTTTTGATTCTTTATTATATACAGCCTCATCCATATACTTATTTACGATCTTAGAAAAGTCTTCAGCACCAAAAGAAAAATTACCTAGCTTTCTACCAGCAGCTATAATCTCATTCTTTTCTTTTTGGTTTTCAGGTTTACGCCAATAGTCTGGACCCTCTTGTAAAAGACGATCTCTAATACGCTCTCCTAAAACTCTTCTAGTATCAATATTTCTCCTGACCTCAGACTTAGCAGCTTCTGCAGCTTTAGGTCTCAAAGCATTAATCTCGTCAAGAAGTCTAGCTCTTTGTTCATTAAGGGGTAGTTCTTTAACCTTTCCACTAGCCCCTTGCTCAGTGTTTTTTGCAAAAGTCACTCTGTCATCCTCAACCAAATTTCCTGACTTATCTAAAGCACCAAGCTTATCTGTACCACTACCACTACCAGTACCTAAAGCTTCAGCAGGTGACTCCATCTCCATCTCTTCCTCATCAGTTCCTGTAAGTAGTCCACTTATAACCCTATTAACAATCTGCTTAGATTTTTTAGGTGGTTTTGTTGTAGGAGGTTTTTGGTTAGGTAATGTCCTGCCTTCAACATCTCTTATATTACGACCTCCTGCTTGAGGACGGACACCACCAACTTCAAACTTAGTCGGCTGACTCAACTTATTAGTTTTGGCTACATCCATAGGTCCATCAATCCTACGATTTATAGTTGGGTCTTGTTGTTGACGGGATGTAACCGTGCTAGTTTTAGTTTTAGGAGGTATAACTTCTCCTTCAACTACTTTAGATTTAGTAATTGGGGCTTTATCAGTAGTTTTTGTGCCCTTACGTAATTTACCTAGTTTAGTTAGTTGTGCCCCAGGAATTATTTGTAAAGCTCTACTACCAGCAGCGTCCCAATCTCCTCTTACTAAAGAAATAGCAGTGTTAACTATGTCAGGGATAGCCCCAACTTTAGGTGCAGTACCTGCCCAGTCAAGACCGATCTGTAAATTGTCTACTAAGCTCCAGAATTTGTTTGATGCCATAAGAATAAGTTTGTAATTGATAAAAAAGATTCCTTAAATTTAAGGTTTATTCTAATTAAGTCAACTCACCACCTAAATCTCACAAGATCACTTAAGCCTTTTATTTCTATTTGCTGTAAATTGCTTAACTTATATTTAAGAGATGTCAATCCATTAGCGAGTCAGTTTTCAAAATCTGTGTTAAACCCTTTAAAGTTTTTCTTTTTTGAAAAGAACCATCTTTATTTTTCTTTGGTGGGTCAACTGCAACGAGTCCATGACGTTGTCTGGCTAAATCAATACACAAAAACGCAGCGTCTGCTAAGTCAGGAGACTGCCCAAACCTCGCTTTATACTCTACTTTAGACTCTAACTTCATCCGTAAGTTTGATCCTGTCTTCACTATATCATAATTCCTGTTAGTTATTTCTTTCACTAAATCAGCGGAGATACCAAATAATTGACGTGTCCTACAAAGTTCTTTGCCAATAAACCAAAGCTCGCTTACCCTGTTTACATATATTTCGTGACCTATATTTTTACTACGGACACTTACCCTTTTATCTGATGCCTTTCCTCCAAAAGAAACCCGAAGAATATCTCCACCAAACTCTTGAGCAAGAACATCTGCAAGAGGTTGACCAGCTCCCGTTGCGTCAATCGCAAGGTTCGATGCAACAACCTCTCGTTTGTCGCACTCCTCCTTCACTAAACGAGCTATCTGATAAGAGCGTGGGACCGCTTTGTTGGTGGCATCGTCGTTAATCTGCACAGGTTTAGTTAGCTCACAAACAAATTGACCACTATCATCCATACCTACTTTACCAAAGTACAAGATAGACCTATCTCCATCTGTAGTAAAAGCAGGGTCAAATCCTGCAATATTAACAGGTTTAGTTGACCATTGAACCGTGGACATTGAACCAGAGTCTATGAGTTCTGATTCAGTGTACACTGTTTCAGACTCATCACTATCAAAGAATACTGCACGAACCATTCGCATGTACCCTCTACTCTTAGCACCAAGGAGTTCTGCATCCTCCTCTACTTTTTCAAGCGTAGGTAACCAAGGGTATTTATTTTCGCCAGCTATAATATTAGGAGATCTTTCTCCATCGAGTCTTATATAAGTTCCTCCCCACTTTGTTTCCCAAGTATCATCTACTTCAGTGTTAATTTTTTCCCATGTGTCTTGAGGAGTACTCCACACACCAAACGCATCAAACCTACTAGAAGGGTTACTCATACCTACTAGTGAGAAGTAAGGGTTCTTAGATAAGTTGGAAAGACCGGCCTGTAAGATAGCTTCACTCAATTCACTAAGCTCGTCAGCAATTAAGAACACTCTCTTTTGTTTGATACCAATGAATTTACCAACTGCTTCTCGTGTCTTTGACTTTTCAGCAGCGATCAAAGATAATCCAGCTCTCTCAAAGAGAGTTCCATTCTCATCTATATAAGCAACATTACCGATAGAGTCTCTAATTTTAAATGGGGCTCCTCTCATTACACTTAGTAAACTAATTACTGATCCCCATATTCTTTTCCTGGCCTCCCGTAAAGTAGTCGAGGTTAACAGGATCAAAGTTTCATCAGGTCTAGCTAACCAGTTTACAATTCCCCATGCAGCCATAGTATGTGATTTACCACTAGACGCAGCACCCCCAATCGCTACGTATTTATTTTTCAGAGCTGCTTGTATAATCTCTTCAGCCCAAGGATGTCTCACCATTAAAGGTTCGGCAACACCATCGTGGTTCCAAAGCATGTCGCATATTCTCCAGAAGTAATACTCTTTTTCTTTTAAAGAAGGGCTGTGGTAGAAACCAATTAAGTGATGATTGAGGGTATTATCTTCAGGTATATTTTTTAAACTGTCTCCAATTTTGTATAAACCTGTCTTCTTATCAAACTTTGGTTCATACCTAGTTATTAGTTCTGTGTCCATCGTATACTTGAATTTGTCTAGTTATAGTAGTATATACTACATAGTTTGGATAAAGACACTAGGAAAAGACTAATACAAGATGCTATTGATATGTATACCAAGAGCAATCTTGGGGTATCACTTATTGCTAAAAAGTTAGATGTTAATCCTGAAACAGTCAGGAGATGGCTTAAGGCTAACGATGTTTGGAAAAAAGATTTAGTTGTCAAAAAACAAGATGAAGCTAAAGAGAACACAGAAATTATTAGGGATAATGTGGAGATGTTTACAAACAAACAAAGTAACCCCCTACTAAATCTTTTATCTCCTCGAACACTTTCAAAAGCTGCTGAAAATGTAGATGAAGGAATTCAAAACGCTGACCCTAGGAACCCAAAACACTCTACCGCTATCAAATCCAACATAGATATTCTTAAAGCTTTATCTGGATTAGATAGGGGTAGAGATTCTAACGGCAGTCTTAACATAAATGTTAGTTTGCTAAAAAAGAATTGGGGAGCAAATCAAGATGTAGTAGACGCTGAAATCCAAGAAGAACCAGAAGAATAAATGTCAACAAAAGAAGATGGTGATACCGCCCTGTTATTATACGATGGTCTACAAGATGCTTTCATTGGTAGCATTGAAAGAGTAGGTCAGCCCCCTATCGCTTGTTATAGTAAGCGAATGGTTATTTCAGTCCTAGTAGAAAACTATGACTTAACAGAAAAAGAAGCTAGAGACAGGTATGCCTTTGAGCTTTTACTTAGTAATCACGGAGATGCAACCCCCTGTTTTCTAAATGATGATCCACCAAATGTTTCAGGAGAGATCAAGGGTAAATAACCCTATAGTCATGATTAGGTATGATCTGCCTAATAAAGACTTTCAGTTTAAGGCTGAAAAAAGGGTAGGGTCTTTTTATCGTGTTATCCCACGAACTGCTAAAGAAATTTTTTATATACAAATGCTAGTCAAGAACATAGATGTTATGATCCCGTCAGAAGGTGATGGGCTCATACTATCCTGCAAAGTGGTTGATCGGCTTCATGTACATCCAGATTAATGATAATAGGAATTGATAACGGTCTTGATGGTGGGTTAGCTGCTATTTCTAAAACAACAGGAGCATTAATAAATAAAACAGTAATGCCAACTCTTAAGCGTGGGAACAAGAGAGAAGTGGATGCTTATAAATTATATCAATGGATATTAGGTTTGGATGAAATGCCAAGCAATTTTGTAATCGCAATAGAAGAGCCTTTACATCATGCGAAATCTTCACAAGCCGTAAGATCAATGGCTATGTCTTTTGGTAAAATAAAAGGATTATGTGAAATAAAAGGATGGGAACACTGTTGTGTTTCCGTCCATAAATGGCAGAAGAAAATGTTAGGGCATGTCCCTAAAGGTATGACTAAAGAGGCAGCAGCTTGGAAGGCTGAGTGTTTAGCTCCTGACGAATGTTGGGTAAAAAGCAAAAGAGCTAGTAAAGCACACGATGGAATGATAGATGCTTTTTTGATTGCTCGTTACATTCGAGGAAAATAATTCTAGACGAATTTAATTATCAATGGTATTTAAGGATCTGAATGAAAGCATTGTTCCCAAAACAGCGTACCGCTGCCGACTTTTTTATTGATGTCTTAGGTCAAGGAAAGTCTACTATGGACACTTCGAGTGTAGGGACAGGTAAAACTGTAGTTGCTAGTTACATAGCTAAAGAATTAGCTAGGCCAGTAGCTGTAGTTTGTCCTAAAGCCGTTATACCTGCATGGGAAAGAGAGCTAGAAGAATTTGGTGTAACTCCTTTATTCATAATAAACTACGAAAAAATCCGTACAGGTAATACAAAATTCTTATCTAAGAAAGGTAAGAAGATAATGAAGTGGGAGTTACCTGAGAATACTTTAATCTTGATGGACGAGATTCATAAAGCCAAAGGTCCATATACACAAAACGCTCAACTACTTATATCTTTAATATGCCAAGGGTTTCAAGTGCATGGCATGAGTGCAACTGCTTGCGAAGACCCAACTGAAATGAGAGCCATTGGCTATATGCTAGGGTTACATAGTTTAAATAAATCTGAAGGGGGTAAACGAAGCTGGTATTCTTGGATGCTATCCAATGGGTGTATGCAAGATCAGTGGAAGACATGGAAGATCATGAGCCGTAAGAAGCTCAAACCACTTAGAGAAAAGCTATACAGTGAAACAACTTATAAACTTACTATCGAAGACTTCCCTGATTCTTTTAGAAATAACAGAGTCTTTGTAGAGCCAATAGAGTTTAGTGCACCTAAAAAAATTATAAAAGCATATGATGATTTAGGGATCACCCCTGATATTGTTGAAGAGTTTATTGATAAAGGGACTGTTGAAGATTCAGACTTTAATATAGTCAATATAATCAAAGCTAGAATGTTAGCAGAAAGCTACAAGGTTTTAGATCTTGTTGATATGGCAAAGGACTATGTGTCCCAAGGCTATTCAGTTGTTGTATTTTTAAACTATAAAGATAGTATTGATGCTTTTTGTGCCAAGATTGATTGTGGATCTATAGAGGGAGGACAAACTACTGCTGAACGACAGCTAGTGATTGACCATTTTCAAAGTGATAAAACAAGAGTTTTAGCTGTGAATATAATGGCAGGGGGTACAGGACTGTCTCTGCATGATACACAAGGTAAACACCCTAGGGTTAGTCTAATTAGCCCATCATTCTCTGCAAAGAACCACCTACAAGTTTTAGGTAGGATACACAGGAATGGTGCAAAATCAGATGCCCTTCAAAAGATTTTAGTGGCTGCTAATTCTGTAGAAGAAAAAGTCATGCAGTCTATAGAGAAGAAAATTAAAAACCTTAAAACTTTACATGGATAATCCAGATCATAGTAGCAGAGGACACGCTGAGTTTTCGCCCTCAAGTCTTAAGTATGTAGCTTCTTGCCCAGGATTTAAAGGTCGTGGAGGTACTAATGAAGCTGCTGAAAAAGGAACTCGCATACATGAGGCACTAGAAATTAGAGACCCTTCTGCTTTGCACAACGAAGAAGAGTTAGAAATCTATGAGCAAATCTGTAAAGATGAAGAGGCGTTCATGAAAGAGATTATTGGGGATGAAGAGTATGTTGAGCATAACGAAATGCTAACCCATGTTCAATTGAATGGTACTAGCACATGGGGTACTTGCGACAGGCTAATTATTTATGGTGATAAAGCAATCATGGGTGATTATAAAACAGGTATTTCAAATATAGATTCACCACGAGATAACTGGCAAGCTAAAGCTTATACATTAGGAGCCTTCCAAAAGTTTAAGGATATTAAAGAGATTACCTTTGTATTTTATGTGCCTGTAAGAAATGAAGTCTTGCACGATGTCTTCAAGAGAGAAGAGATGCCAGAAATAACTAAAGAACTTTCTTGGGTTATTCTCGAAGGCGAAAGAATAAGACCTCAGTGGGAGTATGGGACTCCACCCGTTGATGAAGTTAACCCCACAGTAAACTGTAGGTTTTGTGCTTTTGAAAGTAAGTGTCCTGCGTTAGGGGCTATAGCAATACAAATTGCTCAACGAGTAGCTGATCATCCAATACCTGATTCTGATATAGATAATCCTGAAGACATGGAAACTCTTGAACAGCTATGGGCTATTGCTAAAATAGTAACAAATTGGGCTACTAGAATAAAAGCAAAAGCTGTTGCAAAAGCTAAAGAAGGGCATGAATTTCCCTCCCTAAAATTAAAATCAATGGGAGCCACTAAGAAGTGTAATAATAATAAAAAGCTTATGGAAATAGCTAAAGAACACAACTTGGCGGATGAAGAATTACTCACGTTAGCAACTTTCCCTTTGCAAAAAGTTGCTACTGCTGTAAGTAAACAAGCCCCAGATGGGGAAAAGGGCCAAGCGAAGCAGGACTTTTTGAGTGCTGTTAGTGAGGCAGAAATCGTCGATGTATCTGAAACCAGATACACATTGACTTAAATTAAACTAAAAATAAATAAATGAGCAAAACTAAAGCTAAAGAAGCGACAAATAAAATTGTCGAAGTAGAAAAGAACGAACTAGCCCAGGAATCTAAATTCACTGTAGATAGTTCAGATATTCAACTCCCAAGATATTCGCTAAGACAAGCGAGTTCTAAATTTAAGGCAGGTGAGACAGGTGACTTGGTCAAAGATCAAGAGTACGTTGTGATCCCTGCTTCGAGTGAAACAGACATTGTGTTTGTGGATGTTAGGAAGAAGTGGAGAGAGCAAGCACCGTTTGGTTCACAGATCAGAGGTCGTGTTGCCTATACGGAACAAGAAAAAGAAGAGATTGAGAGTGATACAGAGTTTGAAGTCAAACCTGCTGCCGACTTAATCTTCCTAATTCCTGAAGGAAAAGGCACTGATGAAGATGCTTTTAACTATCCACTAGGAGACACTAATTATGCTTTAGGTATTTATGATACGGGAAGCAAAGGGGCATACAGAGGAACATTTATGCAAATCGCTACTTTCCTCGCTACTAATCCTGCTGCTTCACCAGCTAATGTAATGTGGACATGGAGAGTCGTTGATCGTGAGTGGATGGGTAATGAGTGGGTTGAGCCCATGCTTAAAATATCCAGAAACAAAGTTGATCAAGATGTTCTTGAGTTTGCTACTAACTACAAAAATATCACCTCATGACCGAAAGAGAAATCTTAATCAAAGAGATTGATACTGTAGAAACAAGTATTGCGGAGGTTAGAAAGAACTTAGAAGATCTTACACAAATTTTGGGTAGGATGAATTTTCTCCACAATATTTTTAATGAGCATTTAAACACTCATTTTTCTAAGCCTGATTCAGAGTCAAACGAAGAGTCGGGTACTGAAAAACCAGAATAAAAATTTCAGTAGGTTAGTTCGCCTTCTGATGTGAGGGGAGCTCTAGTGGTCTTGGGTTTATGCTTTCTCCAAGGCTGCTAGAGCCATCACACACCCATCATTATGAATACCTATGCCCTAGATTTTGAAACCTATTATGACAAGGAATGTTCTATTCAAGTCCTTGGTCCATTAGGTTATTTTAACCACCATGATTTTGATGCCTACCGAGTTTCTATATGGGGCGATGAAGGTACACAGTTTGTAGGACACCCAAAAGATTTTGAATGGGAAAAACTTAAAGATAATAGAGTACTAAGCCACAACGCATCTTTCGACGAAACTTTATATTTTGTGGGCGTTGAAAAAGGTTGGTGGCCTAAAGTAGATTTTGCTGAATGGCACTGCACTGCGGATCTAGCAGCTTACTGTAGATTGCCTAGATCACTTAAAGGATCTACAACTGAGCTTTTTAATTTAGAGATCAGTAAAGAGACACGAGATAACATGTCTGGCAAGAAGTGGGAGGACATGTCAGAAGAATTTCAAAAAGAGGTAGATGACTATGCTCTCAAAGACTCAGAGCTTTGCCTCAAGCTATGGGAAGAATTATCTCCTAAATGGCCTGACTTTGAAAGAGCTATTAGCTCTACGAATAGAAGGATTGTTCAACGGGGTATCCCTATCGATATGCAACTACTAGAAGATAATAAGAATGTAGTGGCTAACAAACTTTTTGACGCTGAGAAAAGTATACCTTGGTTTGGCGAGAAACCAACGCTTTCCAGGATTGCCTTCAATGAAGAGTGTCGAAAAGTAGGTATCGAGCCTCCTGCTAGTCTTGCCCTTGCAGATGAAGAAGCTGAAGAGTTTGTTAATAAGTATGGTGAGAAGTATCCCTTCATACTTGCTGTCAGAGATTACAGAAGACTAAATGCATTGCTTAAAAAGATTAAAAGTTTTGAGAACGCTACGATAGAAGACTTGAGATATTACGGTGGGTGTCTTTATTTTGGGGCACATACAGGGCGTTATAGTGGCAGTGGAGGTAACCTCAACTTACAAAACTTACCAAGGGCAGAGCATTTTGGAGTGAACCTTAGACATATGTTAAGGGCTCCAAAGGGTTATAAGTTTATTATAGCTGATTTATCACAAATAGAGGTTAGGACTTTGTGTTGGTTAGCTAGGGATATGAAGGTTCTTGAGCAGATAAAAAAATCAGATGATATTTATGAGGTGTTTGCTTCACAACTAGGTTTTTGGGAAGAAGGTAAAGAAGGTTTTAAAAAAGCGGAGGGTGGTAAACTGAGACATAAAGTTAAACAAATTGTCTTAGGATGTGGATATGGTGTATCAGGTAAAAAGTTTGCCATGATATCAGGGTTTGAGGAAGAACAAGCTCAAGAATACGTTGAGAAATACAGAAATAATATGGATTCTGTAGTCCGTCTTTGGCGAAAATACCAGCACAAGATGATTGCTGCTTGGCATGCTGAAGTAAAAAGAATTAAAGATAACGAAATTAAAAAAGCTAACAACCGACCTACCGATGATATACAAAGGGTATTTCAAATTAAACTACCTTCTGGTAGGGTTCTGGATTATGGGGATGTTAAACTAGATGAAGGAGAGGAAAGGCAGAACTGGGTTGTGCATCAGTTCAAACATAACAAGAAAGTTCCTATGAGAGCATGGGGAGGTCTTCTTACAGAGAATGCTTCACAAGCTTTATCTAGGGATATCTTTTCCGACATGATGTTAAGGCTAGAAGAAGCAGGTATAAAAATAATTTTTCATGTCCACGATGAGTTTATTATCGAAGTGGAAGAAAAGAAAGCAGAGCAAACACTAGAACAAGTGCTTGATATAATGTCTACCGCTCCAGATTGGATCGCAGACATTCCCCTCGAAGCGGAAGGCAAAATAGTAAACCGATACCAAAAATGATATTTAGATACAAAAAGAACTTCGTAGATACTACGGCTACAAAATGTGATGATATAGAAGCTTTAACTAAAGTTAAGAAAAGACCCCCTGAATTTTCAAACCCTACTGTAGAGCTAAAACCTAAGTTTAAAGAGTGGTGTGGAAAACCAACTACTGACCATGCATTTATAACTCTATGCACAGGTGATAACCCAAACTTTCCTATAAGTGCGGATAATCCTGTCAGAGAAGTTCATGGGTTGATAGCCGACTATGATGCTAAACCTGATAACGATGATTGGATGAAGATCATCGATATCAACTGTGGTGATGGTTTACGACCTACTTACATATCTAAATCTTTCTCAGGTTACCCTAGGCTAGTTTGGCTTTGGGATAAGTCTGTGCTTACAACAGATAATACTTTTGCAGCTTTATATAAGAGGCTAGATGTTAAGTTGAAGGTTACAACCATGTTCCCTGAGTGGGATGAGGCTTGTTTAAATGCTTCCCAAACTTATGAGATAGGTACTGAATGGCAAAAGATTGGAGAACCTATTCCTCATGATGTTGTACTTGGAGCTTCTTATGCTGCTTCAGCAGAAACACCTGAAAGGACCAATGGGCCAGAGATACCTTTTGACGTTATCTATGACAAGATTCAAGAGAACTACCCTGATAGACTTGATGTGGCAAAGGATGATTTCGGTCCAGGACTTAGGTTGGCTGCCTTTATGGTTGATCCTTTTAAGCCAGAAAGTGATAGCTGTTGTGTCGTACATGAAGAAGGTATTCATTGTTTTACTACAAGAGCACCTAAAGCTTTTTACTCTTGGTCTGATTTGTTTGGTAGAGAGTTTGTTAAGAATTACGAAGAGGATAGGATAACAGGTATATTGCGTAAGTATTGGACTAACGGGGAGAAGTATTTTAAAAGAAATGACCTAGGGACTATTGAGAAAATAAATAAGCAACAGCTAGAACTAGAACTTAAAATTGCAGGGTTTAGACCTAGGAAAGATAGAACAACAGGGGTTTCAGAACTCGATATAGCTATTGATAGAATCAATGTACTTAACAGGATCGACTGCATTGCTCCAATTATTTTCTCAAAAGAAGAGATGATTATTTTTGAGGGAAAAAGAATCTTAAATGATTCAAGATTAAATATTTTAAAAGCTGCTGAAAATGGAGCCCCTAAAAACTTCCCATATATAGATAACTTTTTTAAGCAGTTCTTTGACAAAGACACAGAGGTTGACCAAAAGCATGCATTGTTTTCTTGGTTACATGTTGCTAGAAAATCTTTGATGGTAGGAGACCATAGGAAGATAATACAAAGCTTGTGCTTAATAATATCTGGTGGGCCTGGTGTAGGTAAGTCACTTACGTCAGGGGGTATAATATCTCCGTTACTTGGAGGGTCAGCACCTGCATCAAGGTTTCTTTCAGGTAAGACACCCTTTAATAGTGAGCTAGCTCATTATGGGTGTTGGATACAAGATGATAATGTGAATGCTGGTAGCCAAGTAGATCAAAAACGTATGGACGAAACTGTAAAAGCTTCAATAGCTAATAGGTATTTAAACTGGGAGGCCAAATATTTTGAGCCTTCAAAGATTCCATATTCACCAAAACTAGTTATGACTTTGAACACTGATCCTGCGAGCATGGCCAGTGTGCCTAATCTTGACCAAGCTACGGCTGATAAGCTTCTTGGTTTAGTAGTCTCAGAAAAAGCTACGATAGATTTTCCTGATGACTTAGAAGACATTTTGGAAAAAGAGTTACCTTTCTTTGCCAAGTTTATTGATGATTACGTGATTCCTGCATCTCTTAAAGGTACACAAAGATATGGTGTTAAACCTTATATACACCCTCAGATTGCTAGAGCCACCTACGATAACTCAAGGAAGGCCCATGTATCAGAGTTAGTAGATATATTTATTGAGGGTATCCGTGATACTTATCCTGAACCATCTACCAAAGATTTCTCTAATGAGTGGTGGAGTGGTACTGTTACTGCTTTTCAAAAACAATTTTTAGCAAATAATGGAAATGCTCACTTCGGATGTTCTGCTCACATTGATTCTATAAAAGAAGGCTTACAAAATATTGTTCAACAATCTAAGATGGATGATGACATCAGACCAATAAGATCTATTAGTTCAGGTAGTGGTACTAGGTTCTCAATATCCTTATCAAGGAAATATGACTTTTGTGAAGAAAATACTAGTGCAGAGGAGTCTTTAGAGGTATGAGTTATGCATGACTACAAAACAAGTTATGCGTCAAAGAGATGAGTTAATCGATCTAGTCAAAGAAGTTTTGGATAAACTAGATCAAGTAGCTAATTACTCTAATGATGATAGCCTTTTAGAAGAAGCTGAACAGTTTCAAGAAAGACTAGATGCTTTAATAGAGCTAGATTCTAATGCGTCTAGTAATTACTCTTAAAAAAAATCTTTAGGAGATTTAAGTTTCTTGATTGGTATATGTAGTCCAGAAGATTTAAATACAAACCCATCTTTATCAGAGTCACCTTTTTTAACAAACTTTGCTTTTTTAAGTAACTGAGTTGTGGGTAACCATCCTACTAACCATACCTGCATTAAATCTCTGCGAACCCTAGTGAAAAAATAAACATCATTATTTAGTACGGGGTTGTTCTTGCAATTAACAAAAGCACTATATTCGGGTTTAGGTACTGAACTACATGTTTTAGACTTAATCTCTATTTCTTTCTTTTTGTAAATCAAATCAAAACAGTAAGAAACGTCTCCAACATATTTACTCCTAGGAAGGTATTTATTGACGGCTATTTCTCCTAAACAACCAGCCATCCTACCTAACCCTCTTGTGTAAGAATTAGGAAGCACCCCCATTTGTTTAGCCCTTTCATGAGCTAAACAAATATCTTTGCCAGAGGGAGTGAATTTAATAAACTCATCAGAGGTATTAAATTGCTTCTTTTTAGATTTCATTGATCTATCTTTTTCAAGAAAGCCTCCCATGCAGGAAAGAATATTTCTTCCATGCATCGGACAACGGCTTCTTGATCGTAGTTTTCAAGCCACCCTACACCACTTAAAAGCAAACTTGCCTCCATCATTTCATGTCTGATGGTCTGTATAAGGGCTTTACCTTTGAGGTTTTTATTTATTTCAATGGTTTTCTTGTCATGTAAATACAATCCATAGTCGGGGCTATCACCATTAAAGGGGACTAAGGCAAGCTTTACTCTTCTGCCAGCAATAGAAATTGTTTTTGGAAGTTCCAAGTTACCACCTTCCTGAAATATCTTTATAGAGTTTTAATCCACTTGATATAGCTTCAGCTATTCCAGGCTTGTGATTTACTGCTAGATCCCAATCTTCTTTATTTGTCCCAAAGAAAGGCTCTATGATGCAAGCTGGCATACTTGTCGTTCTTAAAAACATAGCTCCTCGACTACCTTTATTCCTAGGCTTAATCCCCCTACTGGCCAATTGAGGAAAAGAATCTTCAAATGAATCTCTTAGAGCTCTTGATAAGAGCCTTCCTTGGTCACTAGAATGCCAATACAACCACTCATGGCCTGTAGCTTTAGGTGTAGCAGCGTTAAAATGAAACTCAATGGCTGTGTCTACTCGATCTTCATCAAGCTTTCGAGCTAACCACCTCATAGCACTGACATACCCTTTACCTTTATAAGTGCTATAAACTTTAGTTTTTTCTTTGAGCTTATCAGCAACCATCTCAGCAAGCTCAGAATTGTAATCCCACTCAGTAACGCCCGTTACTGAAGAAGCTCCTGAATCATTTGGTCTACTGTGCCCTACGCAAAGTGCTATCATATGCTATAAATATAGCACATTTTAGTCTAGAAATCATGGGGCTAATCTGCGTCCTCAAAAAACTCTCTTAGTTTTTCTTGGTATTTTTCTTCTTCCGTCATTTTAGCTTCGGAGACAGGGTCTCCTGCTCTTTTGTGGTCCATATCCCTAGAATATGGGGAAAATTCAAATGGGAGAACCCCTCCTGTAAGTCTCATAAGACCCCCATCCCCTTTATAGTCGGATCTACGGGGGTATGTAATTTTCACCACAGGTACTTCTTCTTCTTTTTCTGCACCAAGTTCTGCCCTAGAGGGGCGGTCCATTTTACGGATCTTTTTAAGTATTTCTTTTTTACTAGGCATTACTTATTAATCGAAGCCCATTTCCTGTAGCTCTGACATAGAAAACTCCTCAGACAAAATATCTTTGGCTTTTTGTATAGCTTCTGTAATATCCTTTTCCTGCTTATCCAATTTAGAAATACCCCCTTTAATAGTCTTTTGCATTTTACCCAAGTTTTTACTTGCTTGCCCTAAAGCCTCTTTCTTTGTCATAGGCTTATTTATTTTAATATCTTTTATAGAACTAAGCTCTGTCTGGCCTCCCATACCTTTTCCTTTAAAAGAAATATCACCTATCCCACTTTCAACGGCTTCCTGAAAAGACTTAGGTTCCTCCGACATAGGCTTTTCTTTACTGACATCAATACCCTGCCTAATAAGGTATGTTTCCATGTCATCAAACTCTTTAATTTTTTTAGAGATATCTTCTCTAGCCTCTTTATTAAGCTTATTTAGAGAGCTTTGAGAAAGACCTTTAATATAGTCTATTTTCTTTTTATTACTCTCATAAGTTTTTAGAATGTCTTCTAATACATTTGGCATATAATTATTTTTGGTTACCTATAATTATAGCACGTCTATACGAATAATCACTATGAAACTTCTGACCACGCCCCATGAGATTGCCCTCTTCAAACGGGTAATCATACCCTTTTATTAGGGTAACTGTAGGCGGATCATAGAGACTGCTTTCGTTCAATTTGGAGTCTCCTGCTAAGTCTTTCAAGACGCAACTTGGCAGCAGGAGAACCATCAGCAGCGAGGCGATCAACTTCATCTTCAAGGTCATATACGTGCTTCCTATGTTTATAATTTGTATAGGCAGCATATGAACTCAAAGCTGCTTTTATTAGCTTTAAGAAGGTCACTTCTTTTTACGTTTCCTCTCAGACTTAAGTATGTCTTTTTTAGACATAGACTTTTTCTTTGATTTCTTTTTGCCGTAAGATTTGCTGTAAGATTTTCCGTACATTATTTCTTTTTAGATAAGATTGACCATATAACGCCCACAAGAGTGACTGCTGCTGACACACCAGTAGTGACCTCACTATCAGTTGCGATACCGTTTTGAGTCATGAAACCCCCACCAAATGTAAGGATATGACGAATTATTCCTAAGATTGATTCTTTGTTCATTTCTTTTTCTTAATTAAATTATATAAAGTTATTATAGCTACAGTGATACCTAAAAGACCTCCAACTACTTGGATGCCCCATTGGATAACTTCCGCATACGGAATCGTGACTGCTATAAGAGAGCCAGTCACTCCTGTAACACCTTTAGCTACTATTTCGCTATTGCTCATAAAGCGAGCAATATACCATAATTACTCAATAATACCAAATTCCTTGGCGTAGCTCTCAGCAGCCTTCTCAATAACCCACTTCATGTAGTCTTTATCTTCTGTAAAGCCTTCATCATCAATCATGGGTGGGAGGTCTGGAGTCCCTTCTGTGTAGTCAGGATTAGCAATAAGAGCCTCACCAACAGCTTCTACATAATCAGGGTTTTCAATCATTGGCTCCCCGACAGCCTCAGTAGCTGCTATATAATCTGGGTTATCCATCATCTCTTCCCCTATAGCATCTGATGCAGGAACATAATCAGGGTTATCGATCATCTCTTCAGAATCCTCATCTTCCTCATTATAATCAGGGTTAGGTATCTGTGGTTGTCCGACAGCTTCAACTGCCTCCACATAATCAGGATTCATTATGAGAGGCTCCCCTACTGCTTCTTGAGCTGGGACGTGGTCAGGGTTCTCAATTAGTGGGTCACCTTGTGGTGGCTCATAATCAGGGTTTTCTACCCATTCCCTAAGATCAGGTTCCACATAGTCAGGGTTATCAATCTGAGGTAGAGCTGCATTATAAGCTTCCCTAGCCTTAGTGATCCCAGCTATGTGGTCCTCATCCTCTATGTCTACGTAGAACCTCATTATTCTACGACTTCGGCTGGAGCTTCTTCAGCTTCTGGTTGTTCTGGTTGTTGAACAGTCTCACCTGTTTGCTCTGCAATTTGCTTCGCAAGTACAACAAGGGCTTCTGCCCCATTCAAACCAACAGCTTTGATAGCAATGTCGATAGCTTGGATGTTAACTCGAATGAGATCTTGACTTAATGTAAGTGTCTTTTCTTCCATAATATTAGTAGAATATGCAGTAAATACGTATTATCAAGTGTTTTGTTACCCAATATACCAGTAGTTTCCATCGCACCAAACAGGTACAGTATTAGACCCACCACCATAGCCTTGTATAGTGGCTCCAAAGTTACCTGAAGCTGTCATCGAAGAATCACTTACAAAAGCTCTAACGCCCTGCATAGTAGAACTTGGAGTAGGTAATTGACTTACTGTAATTACTTGTTGTTTTATTAATCCCTCGACCTGTAGCTTTGCATCTGGAGTGGTAGTTCCTATTCCTACATTCCCGTTTTGCTTCACCCTTACAAGTTCAACTGTACCCCCTTTAATATTTAAATAATTAGAACCGCTATTCGCATTTTGATCGATAACTAAAGTGATATTATCGTGCGAAACTATTTCGGGGGTTGTCCCAATTCTGATTCTTCCTTCAACGTGAAGCTTCTCGGCTGGATTGGTAGTTCCTATACCTAATCCAGTTGAATTAAGTCGCATCCTCTCAGTTGTTCCTTGAGTATGAAACGACATAGCGTCATTAGCATGGCTATACTGCACAATTCCTCTATAGCTTTGGTCACCTGATGTACCATCTGCAAATGCAAGCCATCCTGAAGAATTGTTTCCTGAATAAATAGTTATTCCTTCTGTACCTGCCCCATCTCCAACAACTAACCTTCTAGCGTTAGCTGATGACATTGTAGCGGTAGTTCCAATACAAACATCACCACTGCCCTTGATACGCATGGCTTCAGTATCCGCAGTGCCATTAAAAGGTCTGAATATAATGTCTTTATTAGCTGTTCCAGAAGTTCCTTTTAACTCAAAAGAAATATTACTCTGCCAACTCTGCATCCTGAAAACAGCACTATTGTATGAGATATTTCCATTGTAGTTCATGTCGGTCCCACCTATCTGAACTTGATTGCCATGCCATGAAACTCTTGGATTACCAAGAGTACCTACAGCAAAGTCTGCCCTGTTACTATTATCATTAGCACCATTGATTAGGACATTACCTTCTGGCTCAAGCTGAAGGTACGCATAACCATTTGCCCCCAACTTTATTCCGCTAGCGGTGTGTCCTGTGCCTGATTTATTAGTATCTATATTAAAATAACCACCACTGAAATCAAAGGTTGTTCTCTCATAATTTGAGGCATCAGTATACGTTTCATATAAATAAAGCTTTGTTGATGTTGTCCCACCATTAAGAGTTAAGGTTCCTTTTGAAGTTATCGTAGCTGCTGTTTGAGCCTCGTTTGTATTTTTAAACGTAAATCCATTAGTGCCTGTACCTGTAGTAGCTTGCCATGTTCCGCCAAAGTTTCGGAACTGTCCTGTTGTGCCACTATAAACATTACTACTACTGAAAATTCCAGCAGAAGTTAGGTACATTCTAGTTGACCCATGAAGAGCAAAATTTAACTGAGATGAAGTATAATAAAGACCTGTACTGCCACTTGATCCAAAATTCAGAGCTGGTGATGATGCTGATCCATCATCCCCTAGAGTCAAATTCTTAAACCTAGCATACTTATTGCTCAAGTTTACTGAATCTCTAATTGATTCAGTAGATGTACTTGTCGCTAACGAACTAGCTAAATTATTCTGAAGTTCTTCACTGCTTTCAATACGAACTGCAACATTTACAGTTGGTCCACTGCTGAATGTCAGCTTGATTTCAACCATTCCAATCTGATTGACTCTTATGCCTGTGATGTTCGCATAACCCCCATTAGCATGATATAGGTAGTTTAGAACATTTATGTGTGCAGGGTTGCCACTTTGTCCTGAAGGACCATATCCTTCACTTACAACAAAAGTACATGAGCTATGAGCATAAGTATTTACATTAAATGTAACCTGCCCACCCTTATGATCATTGACCTGATATATAGGGAACCAATCATTCGATGATCCTGTCAAACTAGTATATTTTTTATACTTAGAGTTTTTGGTTCTTACATACCCATTGACATCTAGCTTTTCGGCAGGGCTTGCTGTGCCTATACCTACTTTGTTATCTTGAGCAGCTCCACCTGAGTTTACCCCAAGCATAATGTCATACCCAGATCCAGCAGCGTTATAAATTCTTAAATCATTACCAGCATGGTTAAAAAACCATTTGTTTGCATTATCTGCTCTACCTAACCTTAAAGAATGTGTACTCCCATTTGGAGCATCTAAAAGAGTTTCTCCAGCAACATGGAGATCATGTTCAGGGCTTGTAGTGCCTATACCAGTTTCACCAGTCCGTTTTATAGAAAAGCGGTCAGTTTCAGTTCCTCCATCAACGGTGCTTACTTTGAAAAATGTATTAGAATTACTATCGTACTTTACTTTAGCACCATAATTATCATTTTCTTGTAGCCATAATGTAGCTCCATTATCCGAACCACTTGTGTCTGTTATTTTTAGTATAGGGTCACTAGCAGTGACATGGATTCCTGTTGAGGTAGTCTCGAACTTCTTTGCGTTGTCGTGATAAAGCTGAACTGCACCATCAGGTATGAGTTTTATCCCGTCTTCGCCCGTTTTAGGTCTTATAAGAATCTGACCTCCTCCTGTGTTTCTTATGTATAAATTACTACCTGAAGATTGTGAGGAGATGTAATTATGTCCACTAGATGCAAACATCTCCAAACTTAACGCTGTGGTAATTGTGTCAGAGGTCATCTTTCCAGTGACAGTGATACCACCTGTTGTAGTAGACAGACGCTCTGAGTTATCGTAGTAAAGTTTTACATGACTGTTAACATTACCAACAACCATGTTCTTTTGAGAGACTGACCTAAGAGCAACAGTATTACCTTGAATGAATAAATTGCCTCCTGTAGCAGCGGAAACAAAGTTATTGCCAGAAGTATGATACAAATTAAGATCATCATCAGATCCAATCTTTATAATACCATTGGTATTACTTGTGTAGTCAGGAATATTTACAGTATTTAACTCTCTTTTCTTTATGCAAGATAAACCGCCATCAGAACCTTCTACCACAAGAACAGTGTTTTCTTCTTGCTGAACTGAAGGTATAACCTCAACAGTAAGTTTATCTTTAAAGATAGCATCCCCTGCTGAGTTAATTCTAAACTTCTCAGAAGGAGCTGAAGGGTTAGGGCCTCCTTCTTGAGACTTAAAAAGTAGAGGTACATTACTAGACCCTGAGTCTTCAGATACGATCTTCCAATCCCAGCCTGTAACACCATCAAAATGAAGTCCCTTACCATTCGTGCTAAAGTATAAGTCACCTGTTTGGAGGTCAACATCCCCATCTGATTCAATTCTTACAGTATGGGTACTACCTGCAAAGAAATCTAATGGGTGGGCTGTAGCAACATTATTAGCTGTCCTTGAATATATCTTATTAGAATTACCATCAGGAGTAATCAACATACCTCCAGTCGGAGATGATGCTGAGTTATCTATACCTATTTGCCCTACAACGTTAAGGTTTCTGTTAGGGGCATCAGTACCGATGCCTACCTTCAAGTTTAGAATGTTAAACTCTTGAGTACCAGCAGCGTTGTGCTTGAACTCGAAACCATGATTGTTTATATCAGAATGAAACTCTAGGTTTCCTGTAGAACTATTTCTGCCAATAGTAAATGCGTCCGTCTCAGTTCCTCCGCTTACATAGGAGAATCCTATCTGATGAGAAAGGTTGTTTGAGGCATCACTTAAATTTAATAACGATGATGGGGTTGATGTTCCAATGCCTACCTTGCCGTCAGTTCTGTTAACCACTAAAGCCTGTGCAACGTCAGCGGTTCCGATTTCTAGCCTGTTGGCTGAACCGTCATATTTAATAAACGCCTGATGAGCACCACCGTCTGTTTCTGCAAACGCCAACTTACCACTATTTACTGAATTACCCGTTACAGCATTTATTAAAATTGTTGGGTTTGAATCGCCTTGCACATTTAATAAAGCATTTGGCGTTTTAGTGCCTATTCCTACCTTCTGATTATCATCAATAAAGATACCATTACCTGCTGTGAATCCTCCAGTGGTTAAGATTAGCCCACTATTACCTCCATCATAACCAATAGTCGCTTTATTGCTATCAGTGTTCCTAAATCTAATTGTAGTATTAGATCCAGTGCCAGTCGTGTTTAAATCTAAAATGGCGTTTCCTGTATCATTAATCTTAAGTAAATCTGTAAAGGTTACAGGGTCATTAACTGTTTGAGTCGATCCAGTATCATCAGTTCTTAGATAAGGGTGGCTAGTAAAAGCATTATCACCTAATTCTCTTTGACTGACTATTTTACCACTACTATAAACAAGAGCAGTCTTTTCAGTACTTTCAGTAGGTACATTATCAATCTTTACTTTTCCAGTACCCTCGCTACTTGAACCTGAAACATGCAAAGTTTCGGCAGGACTGCTAGTACCAATACCCACTTTACCACTTCTGTAAATAGTGACTAAGTCAGTAGTGTAGTGTTGGAATTTAAAACCTGCTTGATCGGTATCAGCAAAAGTAGAGTTATTGTTCTCTCTACAATTAAATACTAAGTCTCCATGAATATTACTATTATTGGCAGCTCCAATAATCTCAAGACCCATGCTACTATTAGATTTACCAACTATGGTTGGCACATTGTTAGAACCAGAATTGTTCGCAAATGCAATACCTCCAGTTGTCTGATTAGGTAAATCAACAGTAGCCCCACTACCAGTAACAATCTCAACAGGCATTGCAGGAGAAGTTGTGCCTATTCCCACCTTGCCATCAGAAGCTATACGTATTCTCTCATTGCCATTGGTGTATAGACGTATTGCATTAGTGCTGTTTTGGAAATAAATAGCCTCTTTACTTACACCACTAGCATTACTAATGATCCCTCCATTCGTATCTCCTTCTATTCTTATACCATCGTGAGAACTATCTGAATCTTTAAATCTTGCTATTGCACCTCCAGTAGCTGTTCGGACATCAAGTTTGAAACCACTGGAGTCAGTTGTTCCTATGCCTACACCACCGCCATAACTCTGTAGTGACAACACTCCTTCATTAGATGACCCATTTACTGTTTGAATTTGATACTTACCTCCAGAAGTATATCGTCTTAAATATACCTGATCCGTAGTCCCGTTAGCGATGGTAACAGGTACGTTTGTAGTAGCTCCGACATTAATTGTTAGTTTAGCTGTACCTCCTGTAACTGTAGGTTCTGTGCCTCCAATGACTACATGACCATCCCTTTTAAGGGTCAAGATGTCCCCACCAGCCGTGTTTGCAGTATTGCCGTCTGTTCTTGCGGTTATCCTCAATGATTCATTTATATTTATGAATCTAAAAGTCTTATCATTTGTACCTTCGTTAGAGTCCGTTAAAACTATTTGAGGGTTATCCTTTAAAATTTCTAAATGTGCGTTAGCCCCTATGTTAGAGCCAGTCCCAATCCCAACATTACCACCATTCTCTATGTAGAAAACAGAAGTACTGTCATCTTGGAAATCAATAACAGGTTGGGTTCCTGTTTGATTAGCTACAATAGCTGGACCAGTCCCATCGTTAGTTATCAATAACTGCTCAGTCGTAGATACGTCAGTATCTACAATCGTAGTAGTTCCGTTGATTGTTAAGTTACCTTCAATACGAGCGTCTCCTGTAACATGTAATCTATGAGAAGGGGCATCATTTCCAATACCAACAAAGCCGTCGCTCTTTAAGTAAATTGATCTATTAGCAGCAACACTATTGTTTGAGGATAACCTCAAGTGTGACTGTGCTTTGATAACAGAACTAGTACTACCTGCATCAGATGCATATATATCAAGATGTGTAGCTCCTGCTTTTTGAAGTTTTATTTCACCCCCACTTGGGCCATTTAAATGTAGTTCTGCCCATCCAGAAGGATGGGTAAGTTCTGCCCCATAAGTTTTAGTTTCTAGTCTCTTAACACCTCCATAGTGCAACTCAACACTGTCAGATTGATTTGCGTGAATTAAAGTGTTGCCTACTGCGTCTTGGATAATGATGTCATTACCACCTTTTATGTACAGGTCACCAGAGCCTGTTTCTGCCAAGTAACTATTATCGTTAGTATCTTTATAAACGTGAAGATTAGTTGCTTTCTTAACTCTAGTACCATCAACAACCAATATAGGTGACGTAGAATCTGCGTCATTTAACAGTTCTAAATCAAGATAGTTTTTTACTTGGGTAACTCCTGCTGCTGTAATACGTAACCTCTCAACATTAGCTGTGAAAAACTTTAACCAATTTCCATTACTTCCCTCTACACGATAATGACTCCCTCCCCACTGCACATAATTTCCAGAGTTTAACTGTAAATTAGACGTTTGAATTTTTACGTTTTGATTAAACTGCGATAGAGTTTCAGTGAAAGTTGCAATAGTCCCATTGCTATTCTCAAAGTTATATCCACTACCTGTAGTTGTACTAGTGAACCTATGGCTTGATCCACTTACTGCTGGAATGATATCAAGGTGTCTATTGCCAACACTTTCTTCTATACGTAAAGCATCCCCTTTGATGTGTAGCTTTTGGGCGTTTGAAGTTGTTCCTATGCCAACATTTCCATTACCTTTTAGAACAAGAATATTATCAGCAGTTGTAGACCTGAACCCTAATAAATCAGTTGTTGTAGTAGAATTAAAGTCAGACTCAAGAGTAAATCTATTACTCTCATCAGATGCTTGGAAGTGTATGCGAGCTGTGTCAGCAAGTTCACCCCCCTTGATTGCAATAGTCCCATCTACATGAAGTCTGTGATCTGGTGTTGTAACACCTATACCTACCCTCTGCGATGAATCAATCGCCATTGCGAAATCACCAGCAGTAGTATAAAACCGCATAGAATTGGTATCGTGGAAATAAGATATCCGCCCTGCGTACCTTCCTGCATTTGCAGCATCAGTATCAGAGAAAGCCAAATGCCCTCCATTAGAAGCGTTAGATCTAATAGTTATTCCTTTTTCACCAGAGTCATTATTACCAACAACCAGATTATTATAGAACTGACTAGAAGGACTAGTAGTTGCTATCCCTACACTACCACCAGTCTGGATCGTAAACCTGTCACCAGTTAAACCATGTTCTCTAATTGTGAAATCAGAGTTAACGCCATTGCTAGTGACTTTGAAGGCATACCCCCTATTTGGGTGACTGGCATTCTTAACACCTAGATATAAACCATCACTACCGCTATTCGTAAATATAGACGCAGTGCCAGTTACAGACTGGTTTCCATTAGATCCTACTGTGTACTCATCAATTTGTAATTTCGTAGCAGGAGCGTCAGTCGCTATACCAACATTACCACTACCCTTAATACGCATGGCTTCTGAAGTAGAAGTCCCATTGAAAGGCATGAAGTAAATATCACGAGCGGATGCTCCAGAGGATGAATTGCACCTAAACTCAATAGAACTAGACCAAGATGTCATACCAAAAACACTGCCCGTATGAGAAATGTTTCCATTGTAGTTCATGTCAAGCCCACCTATCTGAACTTGTTGGTTATGCCACGAAACTCTTGGACTAGTACCAACCCCTACAGAGAAGTCTGCCTTGTTACCATTATCATCAGCACCATTTATTAGGACATGACCTTCTGGTTCTATTTGTAGTTTAGTATAACTACCTACAGAAAGTTTAATTCCACTAAGGCTCCCTGATCCTAAAGCTCCCGTATCAATCTCAAAATAACCACCAGAATGATCGAGTAAAGTTTTTTCAAAATTAGACGTATCCGTATAAGTTTCGTATAACGTCAATGATGTCGAAGTTGTGCCATTCTTTAATACAGCGTTTCCTGCAACGTCTAATTTTTCGTCGGGGTTGTCGTTTCCTATTCCTACTTTACCTCCAAAGTGTGTATCTAAATATATTTGAAGATCATCCGTACCTGGTCTTGCCATCAGGACTGCATCCGCTCTAGGTGCAGTTATGGTAGTTCCAGAGTTACTGTACCCTGTTGACATCCAGATGTAGTTGTCATTACCAGAATAAAGACCTGTAAACATTTTAGGACTATTATTCCTCTTATATACAGTCGCTGCCCATCCTGAAGGATCATCTATTATTAATCCATCATTCCAATTACCACCATTTACTCCAACTAAAGATAATGGAGCAGCAGGGCTATTTGTTCCTATACCTACTCTATCAGTTGATGCATCGACATACAAAGTGTCAGAATCAACACCGAAATCTCCTGCACTATTTAAAAACATTAAAGTCCCACCGTTATTCCTGAAGAAAGTGCCTCCTCCATTAGCTTGTGAGATATAGTTATTACCCCCATTTTGGTAGTTAAAGTGTGTGGTATATGCAGCACTTGAAGTTATTTGAAACTCGTTCTGATAGATTCTAGTTTTGCCAGCAACATCTAGTTTTGCTCCAGATAGTGGATTAGTTGTATTAATACCTAAACATCCTTCAGAATTAATCCTTAGTCTTTCACTCCCATTGGTATTGAAAGACATGAAGTTATCTGTGTGGCTATACCTAATCTGACCAACATAAGCAGCTGCTGCTGCCCCATCTCCAAATAAAACATATCCGTTTCCAGACGATGACGTAACAATGTTTAAACCATTTTGTGAGTCACTAGTATTACCAACAGTTAAATCTGTTCCTGAATATAAGTAGTCAGTTCCTCCGACAATAAATTGCCCACTTGATAAAAACCTAGCTCGTTCAGTATTATTAGTATCAAAACGGAGATATCCATTTTCTCTATTTACAATTCCTGTATCAACACCAGATGCAAAAATCTCTAAACCACTATCGGCTGACTCTCCTGCTGTTGAGTTACTTAACTGAAAGACTGCGTTTGAAGTAGGACTTACAACACTAAGTTCTCTTGCAGGTGTTTGGGTTCCTAAACCTACCTTGCCATCTGAGGCAATCTTCATGAACACCGTGTCGGTCCCTGTTCCGTTTTTACCTAGAATAAAAAGATGTCCGTTTTGAGAGTTATTTCTTAAACTGATATACAAAGACTGACCAGCTTGTTCAATTTCAGTAAACTGATTTGTGCCATCTGAATCCTGCAACCTTATAACAGGAGAGGGTGATGAAAGGTGTAGCTCTTGAAGTGGGTTAGTAGTACCTATTCCTACCTTACCATCACCTAAGATGGTCATCCTTCTGGTATCGTTTGTTCTAAAAAATAAAGGATTATTTGTGCCTACTATAAGGTCATAAGTTCCTGAAGCATATATCTGAGAACTCTTGAGGTCAGCAAATGCTGTACTTCCAGAAGCCTCTGCCCTTACATTACCTTTCACATGTAAAGGTGTTGATGGGCTTGTAACACCAATACCCAACTTACCTGTGACAGTTGCCCCAGCAGTTGTAGTCTCAAACTTTGCTGTTGAGTTACCCCCATGAAATAATTTTACTGCACCACCACTCGCAGCAGTTAACATATCCTGACCAGAAGAGTTTTCTAGTTGGATAGTATTAGCCGTTTGGATATATAAACTACCACCAACATTATTTTTGATGTAGCTATGTGTGCCATTGAACTCTAGCTGTAGATCATTTGAATTACCTATTGAGAACTTTGTATTGTCTCTAAGGTTTAACCTGTCCTCTGCTTGATTCCAGTGTAAATATCTATTTGATGTCGCTCCATAAAACTTTACATCATATCCTGTATCATTCTCCCCAACTGTAATCCCTTGGTTAAAGTGCCATGAGTTAGTTGAATTAGTCCAGTTGATTGTATAATCACTAGCACCTTTGAGAGTAATACCACCACCATCAGCGGTTGTGTCAGATGGGCTAGACGGGCTAGGTACATTGCCTATAACAATGTTCTTATCCTCAATTACTAACTCTTCTGCATTAAGAGTTGTCGTTGTGCCGTTGATGGTTAGGTCGCCCCCGACAGTTAAGTTGCCAGCAAGAGTTGTGTTACCACTTGTATCAACAGCAAATTTTTGTACACCTGCAATCTCAACTTTTAAATGAGATGATTGAAGTCTTAATGGTCTATATCCTCCTCCTACTGCTCTATCGTAAGAAAGAATTCTAGTTTCGTTTGAATGTTGTGAAGCTGAAAACTCTAGTCCTGTTGTATCTGTAGACGATGCAACAATGTGTAATTGTTGGTTTGTATGAGGTGCTGTGTTTATACCTACCCTACCATCACTTGTGAACTTATGTATTGCTTGAGCAGCACCTGAAGAGTTATAGCACTGAAACTCAAAGACTCCGTTGTTATTCTGAAGCTGAAAGGCTCCATAAGAATTATTATAAATAGCCCCAGTGTTTCCATTTCTATTGAAACCAATCATGCCCATATACTGAGCCGTTGACTTCATCATAGCATAATCACCAATGCCTAAAGTCCCAATCACCTTTGCCCCATCAGCAGTTGTCTCGAACTTGTACGCATCGTTGTACAGGAGCTTTACGGCAGTATCAAATGATGCTCTTAATGTAGATCCATTATGAGCAAATATTAGCAGCTCATCTGACTTTATTCGTAAACCATTAGCATGACTGTTCTCTATAAAGCTTATATTATTTGAAGAATTATGATAAAAAGAAAGATCATTACCCGTACCTGCTTTTATCTTAACATTATCAGAAAGCTTTAAAGAGTTATCTGACTCATCGACTTGCACATACCCACCATTTGTTGTGTTAACAAGAAAATCACCACCATCGATCTCTAACTTGTAGGAGGGGCTTGTAGTTCCTATACCTACGTTACCTGAACTATCTATACGTAATCGAGAAGTTGCTCCATTGGAAAAATCAAAAGCAGTACTAGAGATAAAACCTAAAACTCCTGAACCTGCTCCGTCTGCATAAATAGTCTTCCCTGTACCGCCTTGCCCAAAATCTGATGTTTTTATATGTAGATTGCCTAGTCTTGCATCTCCGTTAACTCTTAGAGTGTGGTCTGGCGATGTAGTTCCTATCCCTACTTTTCCATCAGATTTAGTCTGCAAAACAGTAGTCGCACCTGACATTAATTTAACACCAGCAGCAGACCCACCTTGCAATTCTAGATTTCTAGTCGAACTGAAATACCCTGCATTGATATTATCAGCTTTTACTTCTCCACTAGTAACATACAAATGCCCATTAGCCACCTGTAAGCCAATGCCAGTATTTACAGAAGTTGTTCCAATGCCAACCTTACCATCACTTTTAATACGAACTCGATCCGTGCTATTGCTAACAATAGAGAAATCATTATCTGAATATGTTCCTATTCTACCAACAGATCCTGCTCGCATTTTAACAGTAGCAGCACCGCTTTCTCGAACATTAATAGTTGCATTGCTACCCTCCACATGGAGTAATTCAGCAGGGTTTGTAGTACCAATACCTACTTTGCCATCAGAAAGAATACGCATCCTCTCTGCGTAATTAGTAGATAAAACTAAATCATTTCCAATCGACCCAACTCTTATCTGATCCGCTGTTGCGGTCGTGTTTGCAAGAGTGATAAATGCACTAGTTCCAGAAGTGCTTTTGAATTGAGCTACTATAGAAGATGATCCTTCAGAAACCTCTAATTTTCTTGCAGGTGTTGTAGTTCCAATGCCTACTTTACCTCCTCCAGAGGCTATAAAAACATTGTTGTTGGATAGGTAGTTTATGTAGAGTGGGCCATAAGCATTTGAATTTGATGCCTTACCTTCAATATGTCGGACACTCATGTATCCATTACTAGAACCACCTACGCTTAATATATTAGTGCTTGATGCAGAGTTCCTGCTAAGAACTGTAACAAGACCATTAGCTTCTATACTTAGTGCCGTTAAATCGTCAGTTTTAAACTTTATACCACTTGCTGTTCCTGTACCAAGATCTTGTGTGCTTAAATTAAAGTACCCACCACTATGATTAAAAGATGTTCTCTCATAGTTAGAACTATCACTATATGTTTCATACAGATTAAAAGTTCTAGAGTTTGTGCCAAATCGTGCCTCTATGTTACCACTTGCTACTATATGATTTACTGATCCTCTTAATCTAATAGTTTCATTCTCTCCTGAAGAATCTTTTGTTTTAATTACAATATCCTTATTCGCTCCTGTATTTCTTATCTGAAGATCTTTAGAAGCATCCTGAGAGGATATGTAATTAATATTTCCTGCTGTATGTACGTTTAATGTGCCTCCTAAAAACTCACCTTTACCAGCAACTTCTAAATATCCATTTATATCTACATTTTCATCAAATGTCGCACTATAAAAAGTGCTATCGAGTTGATCGCTTTGATGGAAACTTGTACCTGTAATAGTTCCAGCAGCAACCACATTACCTGCTGAAGATATTGTCATAGAGTCAACAGCATCCGCTGTATTCCTAAACTTAAACCCGTATCCTGTCCCACCTGTTGTAGCTAACCACTCTTGGAAAGTTCTAAATTGATAACCATTAGCAAGATATATGTTGCCACTTACTGACCATATACCTGCTTCATTTGCTTTGAACTTTGTATTTCCATCTACAGAAAGGTTTAACTGATCTTTTTGTGGAGAAGTTGTATAGTTGCTCCAATAAATTCCTGTATTAGTTCCACTAGTGAAAGTCAACGAAGGGCTACTTGCTGTTCCGTCTAATAATTTTAGTGTGCCTGATGATATACTAGTCCCACTCTCATTAATAAGAACTCTATTGGTTCCTGTTCCTCCACCTGAAGCGTCTGTATTCAGATAGATATCATTAGCAGCAGCAACTACTACATTTTCTCCTGACGAAGAAATTAGAGCTAAGTTATCAAAAGAGTCATCCCCTATAAAGTGACTGTCACCTACTGTAAGGTTTCCAGTAATATCAATCCCCCCAGCAGCCGTCTGAAACTTTAAGCCGTTATTATGGTAGAGGGAAACAGCTCCACCATTGATAAATGATGCGTATTGAGCAGAGTCAGCATGATTACGAAAAACCAGATTTGTAGCATGTAACTCAAGATTTCCAGTACCTGCATCCTTGATTATGCTATCTGACTGATCATGGAAGATCTGAAGATCATTACCCCCACCTAGTTGCAGCTTAACATCATCACCAAGATTTAAGTTACCAGTCATCGTCCCTCCTGCGAGGGGGAGCTTAGTGTTAGCTAAATCTGTAATCGTTTGATGAAAGTCTGCGTCGTCATTAAGAGCTTCTGCTATTTCATTGAGAGTGTCTAAAGTATCAGGGGCTGCTGCTATCAATGCGTTTATGGCATTGTCAACGAAAGCTGTTGTAGCAATACTAACGCTATCATTCCCTAATGGTTGAGTTGGGGCTGTTGGGTTGCCTGTAAATACAGGACTTGTAAACATTGTAGCCTTAGACTCATTCGTAACATTACCTAAGTTAACTTGAGCTGCGGTAACATTATGTGGGTTACTAGTACTCCCTGTATGTGAACTAAGTGTAGCTGCTGAAGCAATATCTGCTTCGGCTAAAGTTTGATTAATCCATTTAGAACTTGCTGTATCATACTGAAGTATTTCATTGTCAGAAAGAGATGTCACATTGACATCATTCATTTCTCCCAACGTATTCTCTAAAGTTACAGCACTATCAACATAAGCCGTTGTTGCTATCTGAGTACTATTAGTACCAGGAGAAGCAGTGGGAGCTATAGGAGTTCCTGTAAAAACAGGGCTAATCTTTGGAGCAAAAACACTATCTATTTTTAAACTCGATGATGATGGAGTTATTGAAACAGTAGTCGAACTTGAGGGACTCTCAGTTAAAGTAATCGAGCTCCCCGAAGTAGAACTTAGCTCTAAGCTATTTTGGGAAGTAGAATCGACAGTAACCGTATTAACTGTCTGTGTAACAGTAGCTGTATCATTGGCCATTAGATAATTTCTGGTACTATATCAAAAGTAAGTCGTAGTGAATGTAAAACCTCGTCAGGGTTAGTATCTGTGTCTGTAATTTTTAAATCACCAACAATGGTAATATCTTCATTAGGAAGGGCTACAGCATCTGCGGTCTCCCACCTTAAAATAATGTTAGCATTATCTTCAGTCCCATCCGTCCTGTTATCTGCTCCTAATTGAGGGAATCTAATTCTCCCATGAGTGCTTTGAATTACAGGTGGGCTAGCATCTGGATCATCAGAAGCTGGTGTTAAACTAATTAAAGTATCTATTTTCTCACCTGAAACGGAACTACCTGTCTTCTTTCTTAAAACTAAAGAAGCCGTATATTGAGCATCGTCAGTATAAAAGTTTCTTGTAGCAGAAATACCGTCAGGCTTAAACTTAATTGAAACTTGAGTTTGTTGTCCTCTTTTGATTTGTATGTTAGCCATAATAATTAATACATTCCAGTCATTCCAGATCCTACCCCATTAGGAGCTACTTTTAGTGTCGGTTTAGACGCACCTCTATATGAATCAGTATCTGTTTCTAATAGTTGAGTTACTAAACCCCAATGATACGCTGCTCTCTGTATGTCTGCGTTATCTTCAGCAAGCTTACCTAATAAACCATGTTTAACGATGGCGTTAGAAGGCATGTAAACTAAATCAGAATTCCCATCTACATCTTCCCATCTCCTTTTTAAAAGAACGTGAGCAGTAGAAGTAGTGTTAACATTACCAATTCGATATCTTCGATAACGAACCACACCTGATTCACCTTTTATATCCGCTAAAGTTATTGGATCAACTCCAGAACGTTTAGCTAAAACTCTTATTGAATGCCCATCGGGAATGTTTTTGTATACAATCTTATCAATACTTGACACATTTGGGTGCGGGGTTCCTCCAACAGAAGATGTTGCTGAACTAGTTAAAGTAATATTATCAAACCCATCGCCTGTGCCCGACCCTTTATAAGAAATCGTTATGCTGTAATCATTAGAAGGTAAGGATGAATTAACATCTGATATGGCTTGTAACTCAAAATAATACTGTTCAGCCGTTTCAATATCCCTGTATGTAGAAGCATAACCATCATCAATAAAAGCTGATAAAACTGTGTCATCTTGATCATTAGTTCCAAAAAGTTTATAATCATGCCACACAGAACGGGTAGGTACTGGGTTATTGTCTATTAAACCTGCTACTATAGCATCAGTATCTTGCGGTAAAGATATGTATCCTAAAGAAGCATCCTGAGAATGTTCTAACAACATTTCTCGCCAATACCCCAGTTTGTAGATACGGGGCATTATTTCATTCAAAGCTTGTCTAAAGGCATCAGGAGTATTATCTGATGCGTCAAGGTACTTTGAATGAGTTTCGTATAAATCAAGTGTAGTTAAAGCTGGCACGGTCCATAAATATAAGGGATTTACAGATCAATTCAACCTATGAACTAGTCCCAAATACGAGCTTCAAGCTCTGAATTACACACATCACTCATTCCTTCAGCTTGTCCTGCAAGCCACACTGGTGGGCAGTACACATTCCACGCTAATTTTCGATGAGCTATTTCTAACTGATGATCTATATGGTGGTTCTTTTTACCTATATACTCTTCAGCATTGTTAATATGAGTGTAAAATAATTTAAATACTTTTCTATTTAAAGCATAGGCATGCGTTCTGTTTACTGAAATACCCCTCATAACCCTATTAATCCCTGTAGGTTTTGGTAAAAGCCTATGCTGTCCTCCCAAATAGATCTGATCCCAGTTTTTAGGAACCGCAGACATAAATGCGTGTAACCTAAACAACGGCTTGGGTACAAACTCAACGTCATCTTCTAAGATAAGAACTGAATAAACCCTTATTCCTGTGTTTATCTGCTCTAATAGTAGGTTTTCTATAATGTTACTATGAGATCTAAGGCATCCCCAAGCCCCATTACCACTCAGAAAATACCTAGGGCAAGCCGTTTTATCCCCCATAACCGCAGGATAAACAATGATTTTAGAAGGATCTGCTACTTTTGTATCTTCAATATTCTTATAAAACGCTTTTAACCTTTCTGGCCTGTCAGGTCGGTTAATGACATAAACACGTTCAAACCAGTCTGTAAGATTTTTTGGCTCTGTATAACTCACTAAGTAGTATTAGAATATGATGTAGAGGTAGCTGAAGATGTGCCTCCTCCTGTAGGATCTTCAATTTGTTCTTCGTAAATCTCAGTTAATCCAGATATTGATCCAGAGTCTATATAGTCATCAGAATCTGTAGTTACTACTGGACCCCCACCATGACCACCGAAAAAAGTGTCTCCTGTGTCTTGAGGAGGCACAGTCAGTTGCTCATCAGTCTCATCTTCAAAAACAGGGTCAGGTTGTTGTGCGTCAATCCCTAGACCCCCTACGGCATGAGTGTCTTTATAATTAGGTTGATTTGAAGACCCTCCTGTTGGGTTAGGTTGATTAGGCTGATCTACCGCAGTTGTTGGTATGAAAGGATTGTCAGGGTCTACGGGGTCAGGGGCTTTCGCTGCTGAAAAAGTTTCGCCAGCAGGGGGAGTAGCTGTAGTAGTATATGAAAAACTAGAACCATCTCCAGGAGAAGGTGCTTCACTATCTTCTACTATAGTAGTAGCATAATAAACATGGTCCTCTATCGACTGAGTTATTGGAATTGGTGTATCTCTAGGAGAATTAAAAGAACCTATCTTTAAGTGATACTTACCTTTTCTAGGGTTATCTCTAAGTAACTTGTCTGTCCCCACACGCTTTAACTCACCTACGGGCTCCTCTTCTTCTAACTCTTCTCCTTTCTCTATAAACTGAACTTCAGCTTCGCTAACAGTTCTATTATTAGAATCAACATAAAAAACTAAATACACAGTCCCAAAACATTTATCAGGAGGATTGCCTCTTGCGTCTAACTTACCCCTACCAAGACCACAAAATTTTTTGTTGCTCCCATCATCTCTACTAATAAAACCAGCAGGGGTTATACTGCCAATTCCTGGTAGAACTCTCTGCCCTTTAATACCAAATCTTTTGTTAGCATTACTAGTATCATTGTCATCAAAAGCCTCCAATTGAATGCCTGTTATGGAATAATAAACAACCCCAAAATAACAACGGAGCTCTACGTTATTATCATCATCTACATGAAACTCTAACTCATAAGGATGGTAATCTTTATTACCTTCGTTACCTTGAGGATAAACCTCTAATAAACCTTGGCCAGGGTATGCGTTTTTAAATTGAGAATCAGAATGAGGACCGAAGGGATAAGGCCAATTCTCAATATTGCCTACGCCCTCAATATTGCTTCTAATATTAGGATCTATCTCATCAGCCATTGTTAAAAAGGATCAGGTGCATATGTAGGATTTTGAGCACTTATTGTTGGGGCATGTACAGTTATTCTTTCTCTAACATAACCACCTCTAAAAGGCTTTTGCGAATCTGATACAACTAACTCTTCAGGCCAATCAGTATAATTAGTCCTACCATAGGTAAATACTGTTGAGGCATCATTATATATCGGATGATTGTTTCCTGTAGACATGCCTAATTGCATCCCTTTGTGTAGAGTGGGTTTAACACTTGCCCTTGCTAATGGAGTTATAAAGTTTATTGGAAGTGGTTGCATGGGCTGAAGATCAGTCAACTCTGACTCACTCCATTTTTTCTTTCGCCAAATAATTTCTCTAGTTGTTTTAGTTGGTCCTGTCCATGTATCCCTTTTGAAAGTAGGAAATACTACAGTATCAGCACCACCTTTTTTTCTTTTCCAAGAATACCCAACAACCCCGTTTTGATTACCATCCGCAGGGTCCATATCATTAAGTACTGCTGGCCATGTAAAAGTTTCATTAGTGGTATATTTAGCTAACATTATTTCACCAGGATTACTCTTACCAGAAATGTTAGTTATATCTACAGGTGGCACAACTTGTCTTTCTAGCAACACGAACCAATTTTCAGATATCTGCTTACCCTCTCTTTCAATCCCTAACTCATCAGTCCCCCAAAAGTTTGAAGACCCTAAAGCAGTTACGTTTGTGCCAAAACTAAGATCAGGATCACGAAAAGCTTCCTCAGAAGTCACAGGATTATTTGAACCATCTACAACAGATATAGCCGTATCATTACCTGTTGAAGCAAACACAGTAGTAGCTTTGATCTGCTCTGTTCTAAAGTATAAAGTTTCTTTATCTAATAAAGCTCCTTTTGCAGGGTCAGCAGTGTTTCCTCTATCTACAGTAGAATCACTAGTATTCTCATGAGGGGTAACATCATAAGGGAAACTATCATCTGTTCGTATATTCCTAATAGGAACTTTCTTAACAAAGACCCTTCTCTCAATAACATACAATGAATCTAAAGACTCATCGCCAGCTCTTACCTGCCTCTTTTCAAAGAGCACATACTCATCTGTAGTAGCAAAAGGATCGCTAGTTGATATCGGCATAGCCGAATTGATAGCAGGTGTAGAGTCATCAAAAGAACTCCTTAAAGTTATATAAGTTCTTACAACAGTATCGTATCTTCTCCCTGAAGCAGAAGCCGATTGAAACTCCCAGTTGTAATCATCTTGGCTATCCCTATCAACTACATAATACCAAAACTGAAACTGCCCCTGCTCTCTGTCAGCATTTTTAATTAATGACAGTTTATGATTAGGGAAGTTTACAGAGTCAGGGTGGGCCGTCCCATAAGCAGTGTTGTCAGCAGCATCAGCAGATCCTAGATTCTTGCTAGCATCAACTAACTCAATAACAACTAAGTCAGCTACTTTAGGAGTAGCATACTCTAATATTCTCTGCCTTCTATTAGAAGAGACTGCCATCTAATTAAGATTTTGCTAAAACTAAAACCGTCAATGAATTAGAGTTATCTGCAAAAGTTATGGTAACATTAACATTTGAAGGGTCAGCCCTAGGCATAAATAAAGCAGATCTTGTATGAGCTCCTGTAATCCCAGAGCCCGTACCTCCCGCTAATGTTACAGTTCCAAACTTAGCATCGCTAGAAGAAATAACTACATTGCCTGTGTTCGTAGCATCAGTCTCATAAAGTATAGCCATTATAGTAGATGCTGTTGGGAGTACATCCCCGACAGCGTCTGTAGGCGTTCCTGGAGTGTTATTATTAGATGAGTAACCTGTATATGTATGACTAGCCCTGTCAAAAGCATTCGGACTATCACCTGAAGCTGCACTGAACTTATGTAAATCTAAGTCCCAAGATATTTGGTCAGAAGCAGCCGTAGAGGTGAACTTTACAGAATATAAAATATCCGCTTCAGTAGCACTAATTGATTTAGCAATATTTCTACCGATACGTATATCATTCTGAACATTCGTCCCTTGGCCCGCCATCGTGCCTATTACCTTTGAGGTAACTGAAATTCCTGATAGTGATTGAGCCATGATTATTTAGATTCTTTAAATAGTTTCAAAGCAAGTTGAGATACAGTCATCTCTCCAGAAGATAACGCTTCAGCTATCTCAGGGTTTTGCGAAAGAAACTCTTGTATTCCTGCCATAGCTACCGCATGGTTATCATTTGACTCATCTAACTCTTCCCCCACCATTGCCTCAAAAAGCTCTATAAGAATTTCATTACTGGGCATGTTGCTTTTGTCCATGTCCATACCCATTTCTTCGGATTCAACTTCGTTTTCTTCAGCCATAATTTTTAATGTTATTTTTAAAAAAATAACCCCGATCCCCTCCTTTTTCAAGAGGATCGGGGATTATTGTTATGATATATGCTAATTAAGCAGCAAGTGTTGTAGACGTACGTCTGAACAAGATAGAATAACCGAAGTTAGTCTTAATCGGCTTAGAAGCAGAAGCCATGATGCCTCTGAAGAAACCAATTGTACCATCAGGGTTAAGTGTCTGATCAGGTATGTTTGTCCACTTGAACTCACCTTTGTAGTTCACAGGATCAAATGTTAATCCATTTGCTCCTGTAATAGGTGCTGGGATCAATGACTCCATCACGTTATCAACAAGGATAAAGGCTTCCTCAATAGGAGCAGTATCATAATCAGGGTTGATTTCAACCTTGTCTGTTGATGTGTTGTGAATATAAGGCTGTACACGTACAAGCTTATCAGATCCGTCAACAGTGTCACTATAACGTGGAGCAAGGTCATCAACAAGATGGTAATAACCTCTAAAGCTCTTCTCTACACCAAGTGGTGCAATGAGCTCTGATACTCTTGAGTTATTGTAACGAATGTCATCCTTAATGGACTCACTCTCAGTCATGATCTGATAAGAAGCTTCAGATGAGCAAACAAGTGAGAATACTGGACGACCATTTTCACGGCCGTACGCATTGAAACCTGCTCCTGCTCTTACAAGCTTGAAGTATAGATCATCAAGAACTTTGTTTGAGATGTTAGCAGCAATCAACTCTGCTGAATCGTTGTTATCAGCGTCTACGTCTCCAGCAGAATCTGGAGTAGTGCTTCCTTCTTTACCAGTAGCTGGTGCAGTACCAGAAGCTTTACAGATAACGACGTTGTCGCAAAGTTTAGCGTACTCATCACGGTAACGCTCTTCCCATGAATTACGGACAGACTCTTTAAGGAGGTCCATGATTGCACGAAGCTGCTCAGTACGATGAGCTGCATAACGAAGATCTTCAACATTAATACGTGGAGATTCAACAACAGCTCTCTCAAGAGAATAGTTCTTAAGAGTCTTTGTGAAGTCAATCACGTTAACGTTAGCTTTACCAGATCCCATACCATTAGTTTGATCTTGCTGACCGCCTGTAAAACCATTTGAGCCAGAGGCTTCTGTGGTTCCTAAAGCTGACCAAGAAACTCCAACAGAAGTTCCTGTCTCACTAAGGTCTTTGTTTACTGGTGACAATGGAAGAGCACGGTCATAAACGAGCGTGTTCAACTGATAACCCATTCCTTCTGGAAAGGTTGTTTGTTTAATTAAGTCGATCCAAGGACTAGTATGAAGAGTCGCCTTATGTATATCGGAGCCAATTCTGTTAGCCTCTTGAGTCAATACTACATCTACCGCTGCTGCTGCATCGGTAGTTAATGTACCTGGAGGTGCAAATGCCATGTTATTTAATTTCTAATTGTTAAGTTAAGTAAGTGCAGACCGCTCCCTATTAGGTCGGTAAAGCGATCTAGTTTCAAAGTTAAGTGAATCTTGCTTACTAGAACTATTTAAGGCTAGAGCAACCTTACAAAATTCGTTTACATCGTCATAAAAAACTGAACTATTTAATGGCTAGAGCAACCGTTTCGTATGACTCACTAAATTTACCCTTATTAATATATTTATGCAAATGGGGATTTTGTAAGTACCTTACTCAATGAAACTACCTATAGATGAAATACCTATATGGGTTTTTATAATGTTGATAATTATGACGTTATCAGTATTGCTTTTCTTGAAATAAGGGTATAGTTACCCATGAAAAAGAAAATTATAGCATTTGCAGGACTTCTTTTAATTGCAGCTTCAAGCGTTTCATGTAACACCACAGACGCTAAAGTAGGTTTACCAATTCCTTTTACAGATCCAGCGGTCAGGGTTAATCTTGAAACCCAAGTACAACCACTACCCCCTAAAATTTGTATAGGTCTTGATATAGTGGAAGACTAATTTAATATCCGCTTTTCTTTTTAAGCCTAGATTCAACAGCTTCAGTAAAAGATTTTTGGGGTTTATCATGAACAAACCCTTTCTTCTTTAACTCAAGATGTTTCTCATATGTTTTAGCTTGTATGCCCTTTCCAGTTTTTGGGTCATACATCATATGTGGTTTGAAATCTTTCTTCTTCTTCATTTTTTCTTTTTAGTTTTCTTTTTCTTTGAAGCTCTTAAAAAAGCTCGCTTCTCAGCTTCTGTATACTTAGCTCTTTGTTTACCTTGAGCCGTAGCTTTTCTTTTTCTACGGGTTCCAGCAGCGTATTGAGCAGCAGTTAAAGACTTTATTGCTTTCTCAGGTAAATATCTTTCTCCTGTCTCAGAAGATTTCTTACCTGATTTAGTTCTCCACTTCTGTTTAGTCCAATTTTTTAAGGACTTCTGTGACTTCTTTAGAGCCATTACCTATAACCTCCACCTCTTTTCTTATATTCTTTAGCAAGAAGTTGAGCTTTTCTAGCAGACCACTGACCTGGCCTACCGCCTTTAGATCCAGCTTTTATACGCTCAAATAAACGCTTACGCATTCCTGGTTTAGTATAATTACCAGCTTCGTTGACTCTTGATTTCTTTTTCATTACCAAAGTTTCTTACACGCCCAGTAACGAGCACTTAGTTTATCTTTTGCAGTAGCACAATTATGCCTAGACCTAAAGTTTTTACGCCTCTTAGGGTCTTTATGTTGCCTAAAATCTTGGTAATCCCGATGACCAAACCCAATCTTTCGGATTTTGTCCCCTTGTTTAGCTAGAACAAAAAACTTTTTCTTACTTCCTGATGGAGCTTTTTTAGGTTTATTAAAGCCGGGAAACTTTTCTCCTCGGTAACTAACACCACCTGATGGTAATCTCTTAAACTTGGCCATTATAAATTATTAAATCGATCTGGTTGACCCATGTTAGGGTACAGTTTTTTCATGAGCTCATCAGCTTCTTTATTTTTTTTACTCTTATTAAACTGATCCATAAGAAGTTTAGACACCGTCGCAATACCAGGAATTGCAGCAGGGCCAGCTAAAGGAATTTGCATAGGGTTGATACCCATAGTATACCCTTCCATTGTTTCTAAAGGAACTTCAATTGGTCCTGATGTTTTGCCATCGGGTCCAACCGCCCCCACTTGACCATCATCATCATCTACGTCTCCTTTAATGCCATCAGGTTTTTCTTTTTTATTGGGATCATCACCTTTTGGTTTATTAGCTAAATCACCACCAGCGTTACCCCCTGCTCCTTGACCTTGACCACCTGCGTTAACAGGGGCAGCATTAGCTGCTTGGTCTAGTTTTTTAGCAATACGGTCTAACTCTTCTTCCGCATCAGCATCATACCTACGGTTTTTTCCTATCCCTGAAGTAACCGCACTATAATCACCTAAATTTCCTAGGACGGGAGGAGGAGATTGTGACCGTTCTCCAAAGAATTTAGCTCGTTCAGCTTCAGAACGAGCTTGTTCATATGATAGTTTGGGTTTAGCCATAGCCTAAAATAAGCTATGAATCTAATCTTCGCAACTATCCTAATGCAGCAGCGATAGCATCCTCAAAACTCAAATCAGCATTTGCCTTTGAAACATTACTTCCATCAGTAGCAGGAGCCCCTGACATTGTAGGTTCCGCCTCCTCATACTCAGAAAGCTTGTCCATTAGTGCTTCAACCTCTTTCTGAGAAGAAAAATACTGACGTACTATTTTGGGTAGTAACTCAGCAGCTACTGCCCCATATGCAAAATCTACAGGATGTACCACAGTGGGATCTAATTCTGCTGCTTTTTCTTGTATTTCAGACAGATTTACGTCATCTAACCCACTAAGAAAAGGAAGTTTTTCTTTAACTCTGTTAACTACATTCTTTGTCACGTTCTGTCTTAACTGAACTCTCTCAGCTAAATCAGCTTTCTGACGCTCTTCTTCAAGAGCTTTTGCCTCATTCAAAGCAACATCAATGTTTTCAAACATTTCTTCTCTCTGCTTTAAAATAGGGTCAATATCTTCTATCATTCGATAGATTTTAGCTTTATCCCTAGTAGACATGTTAGGAAAATATTCCTCCAGAGCAGTATCTTGATCTTCAGCATTCTCTAATGCTAAAATATCAATTAATATATCTGGGTTAACATCGTAATGATCCGCCACAGAAGAAGCTGCGTCTAGTATTTCATTGATAGGCTCACTAACCGCTTGCTGGTAAGCCTCAGTAC